TCCTATCTTACCACCAACAGCTGCTGCCGCTTTTTTTGCCATTCTTTTTTTATTATTTTTTTTATTTGTTGGAGAAGCTTTTTTAAGCTTCATTGGAGCTTTTCTCATTTTGTTTTTGTTTTATGTGATTATATAATTCGTTTCCTAGTTTCTCACCCATTTTACTATCTGATTTATAATGAGCTTTTGCTATGTTTCTACTCTTTGATATCTTATCACCAGCGCTTATAAATTGTTTTGCTGCACTAGGATATTTAGCTGCAAGTACTCTACCAATTAATATTCCTTGAGCTGAGTGACCTGATGGGTATGAAGCTGTTTTCATTGAGTTCATTTCATAATGATCTATTTTAATACCCATCTTTTTTGCTATAACTTTTGGTCTTGGTCTATTAAAGTGTTTCTTTAATTTAAGTATAATAGGTGATGATTGCTCTATTAAATTACCTACTAAATCAGAATCATAGTCTTTTATATTATTTTTATAAGCTATTTCAGCAAATGTTTTTTCAATATCATCATACTTTTTAACATTAGCTTTGTCCATAGGTATAGACTTAATATATTTTATTTCCTGCATCGTTGTAAACGAATTATCTGCAGGTGGTTTTATTTTTTTAAATTTACTTATATTAAATTTCTTAAACATTATTTCTTTTTAAAATCACCTCTTGTACATCTTACACCCCAACCAGAAGCATAAGCACTAGGCCATACTTTAAATTTCTTTTTAGCTTGAGCTTTACAACTAGCACTAATCTTTTTCATAGCACTTTGTATTTTATTTGCTTGACCAGCATGTGTTCTACTAGCTTTTTTTAATTCTTTAGAAACTTCATTTAGTGCTTTTTTATCTACTTTCTTCATAGCACTTTTCTTTTCGTTCTTACTAGCCCATATAGCTTTGCGTTGAGCATCTGAGACGTATTTTGTAAAAGGAGACTCTGCTCTTTTGTATGCTGAATCATATTTTTTAAACCCTGCTTTTTTCATGTTACTGAAATTTATTTAGTATTATTGTATCAATAGAATTTTGTATAACTTTTTTATCAGCTTCTAATTGAAACATTATATTTGCGTTAAACCTTTCTTTTTCTACACCGTTATCAAATATAACAACAGTAGGTATAGCTGTTATATTATAATCAACCTGTAGACTAGAGCAGTGCATTATATCAACTCTGTAGACGCTAGTGTCTTTTAGTTTAGCTAATTCATTAAATTGATTAGCTTGATTCCATTCAGCCCAAAATTCTACAGCAACAACATCTTTAGCTATTTTATTATCAAAGTTGCTAGCTGTTATAGTTTCTTGAGCTAAACCTATTGTTGTACCTAAAAAATATATTATTAATATAGTAGCAACATAAGCCCAAATTGTAACGTCTATTCTTTTTTTCATTTTCTTAATAGTTTTATTTCATCTTTCAATTCATCCATCTCCTTTATTACTGCATCGATTTTATTACGAGCCATTTGATCTTTCATGTTAAACTCCATGCGAGTTGGTGGCCACGTATTAGTAGCAGCTGGATCACCCATGTCTATAGTGTATATACCAGTACCAGGCTTAGGTAGCTCTAAAGCTTTTTCAACTTTAGCTTCTAGTTCACCAAACTTAGAGTTGATACTCGCCATTAAACCAAAATAAGCAGATACAACTGTAACTACTGCTACAACTATACTGATTAATGTTTTAACGCTTACCTGAAACTTACTGTCTTCTGATAATTCTTTAGCCATTATTTTTTTAAGTGTTTAGGATTTTTAGTAATTTTGTATTTAAGATTTTTCCAATATCTTGGTTTACCTTTTGGATATTTATCTTCTTCCCTAACTACATCTTCATTCTGTTCTTCTAAAAACTTTATATCCTCTTTGGTGTAATGTTTTGGATATTTTTTCTTCGGTGGATCAGTTTTTGTAAAAGCTGAATACCCTTTCATTTTAAACGCCATAATTATTTTTTATTATAAATTTTACCGTTCTCTATATATAAACCTTCTCTTTCTTTTATAGCCTGCCCATTAATATTATATACTACACTATTTTGCTTTGATTTATCAATTAACTCATCAATACCAAAGTTACAAGGAAGCCCAGTGTCACAGTCTACATACTCAGTGATGTATTCTATAAACTCTACATATTCTATTTCTACAACAGTATCATAAACTATTACATCAACGTATTCAATAACATCAACGAATAATGTATCTAATACATCCTCGTAAACAAAAACTGTATCAGTTATGTAAATGTATTCCGGAACAAAAGTTTCAATCTCTACGGTGTCTAAAACAATGTTATATACATATTCAGTTTCAATTATAGTATCAAATATAAACTCAAGCTCTGTTAAAGTTATAAATACAGTATCACACTCGAATGGTAGCGGCGGTAAACATTGATCAGGCGAAGTTGGTTCAGCGTTATCTTCGTCCGACCCATCAGCACAATCCTCCCAACCATCATTAAGATAAAATAAATCTTGATAACCATTTGGCACACAACCATTAGGTGAATATTGTGTCCAGTTTGCTGGATCATCACCACAGTAAAAACCATTTTGTTCAGCACAGTCTAAACACAATTGCTGAAAATCATAAACTTGAGAATAAGCAAATGAGCTTATAACTAATAATATCTTTAATATATTTTTCATATCTATTTAACTTTAAATTACATTCCAACTAGCATATTACCAATAGAAGAAACACCACCTCCAATAGCATCAAACTTAGCCTGCTCTGCTGCAGCACCTTGCTCTCTATAAGCGGCTAATTCTTGTTGACTCATACCCATTAGCGTTCCTTGTTTTTGTTTCTCCATGTCTCTAGATAATATCTCACCTCTTCTTTCCATCTCTTGAAGTCGACCTTCTTCTTGACGAGCTGCTATTTCGTTAGCTCTTTCTTCATCTCCAATATCAGCAGCAACTTGTTGTCTTTGTTCTTGTTGTTGCTGTGCTATTTTTTGAGCTAAATTAGCTACACCTGTACCGCCCGCAGCTGGTCTTAATGTTTCTAATATATTTGATTGGCTTTGTTGAAACATTTCATCACCTAACTCATATTGCTTTTGGTTGATAGTTAAATCTTCCATTGTGTTTTCCATATCTAAATATGGGTTACTAGTATCTAACTGTGAATAAATATCTTTTAATCTATTCATTTCCTTTTGTGATTCTCTAGCTTTTCTTTCAGCTCGCTTCTGTTGTTTATTAGCCGACAAAGCACTTATAGCTGTTCCTCCTAATGCTAAAGCTGTACCTAATACTAACATAATTAAAATATTAAATAGTTAAAACCAAATTTAATTTCATATACTGGTTTCATCCAGTATCTTTGGTGTGTTCCTTCAACAAACATACCAAGTGATTTAGTTAATCTAGAACCAAATACTATACCAGCATCCCACTCTATATTATCATTATCTTGTTTTCCATACTCAAACGAGTACTCATCTAAACCGTGATGTATTGGTAAGCAATTAGCCCAAGCATGTAGCCACATTTTATTAGTGTACTTATAATAAGCAACGCCAATGACAGCGCTTAGTTCTCTTTGTAAACCTAATTTATCAAGCTCACGCTCGTTAAACCTAGCGACAGCTTCACCAAAGTAGTGCTTAAAAAACTCATCGTTTGAGGTAGCGAGTAGGATAGAGTCTCCACTACTAACGTCGTACCAGTTTTGATTAACATAAAAACCTTGCACCCATTGTTCGGGAGCGTAACCAAAGTCTTGGGCTATGTCTTGAAAATTAGAAGAACCTGGTACCCAGATATCTCTAATAGGATTAATACCATACACAGGATGTATTCTACCTACAACACCAGCTGTTAAATCCCAGTTGCCAACATTAACTCTAAATCTAAGATCTGTTGACATATATTTTAAATTCACTCTTTGATTATCTGTGTATTGAGCTTTAGCTACATATACATCACCTAAGTACCTTAGCCAAAAGTTTTGATTATCAAACTTCTCGCCACGCTCGCGTATAAAAGAATAATTAAGTAAATACTCCCAGCCATTAGCATTACCTATAGTAACATTATCAGCTACGTTGTCTTCAGTACCATAGTACCAAGTTTTTACTTTATATTCATAATCAAATCTAGCTATTTTACGAAGGCCGATAGTTAAGTTATAATCATATGGATTAACAACTGTTATATCTTCATAGCCTTTACCAATAGCTCTATAGTCTTCTCTTTCTACAAAAGAAGTACCAGTAGTCATTGATGCATAAAACGTAGAGTACTTAAAAAAATCTTTTATTTGTCCAACACACACGGTGCTAACAAACAGTAATAATATAATAATGTTTTTCATTTTATTTTTTTAGTGTGACCAGGTTTTAATTTTACTTTTTTAGCTCTTTTTTTATGCATTTTTTTAGCATATTCTCCAGATAGATAATCATCTTTTATTCTTTTCATTTTTCTACCTGAAACATAAGAGCCTTCTTTCTTTAATTTTCTTTTACCTTTTCTAGTTATTTGTTGAAACTCACCAGTAGGTCTATGTTCTAAATCAGTTTCTGCAACATACTTCTTTGTACCCTTTCTATATACATCAGTAGCTATATCTCCAATAGTGTATTCACTTGGTATTCCTTCAGATTCTTGTTTAGTAGGAATATTAGTTGAAAATAATATCTTTTTTTTAGTTTTTTTAAAATCTCCTTTCTTTGTAAAAGCACTAAAGCCTCTCATTTTAAATCCCATGTTATATTGTTTTATATGTTATTGTTACTTCTTCGCCACAGTCTATAGCGTTTGCTATATCAGGGTATATTCTTTTATAAGCTTGTGTTGATTTACCTATAAAACCGTCCTTCGTGATTTGGTTATTTTCTTGCGAGTCTCCGACGAGTAAGCAACCTGCAGTATGCTCATCGGTATTACCACAATGAATAAGAATATAATCAAAACCAGGTACATCAAGAACATGAAGCATACCAACGTGAATGTTAGAAAAGCGTTTAGAATATTTTGCGTGATACCCACCAACTTTTCGTAAACCCAACTTGTAAGTTCCTTCAGGTATTCTTGTCTCGCCATATTTTTTCTCATCTCTATATTCATCTTCAAGCGTGTATGCTAAAAATTTATTATTTGTTTTATTTATTAATATTCCGTTGGTACTATCTGTACCGTTTGAAAATCTAATTACCTGTAGTTCCATATTAACTTATTATTACAGATATTGAAGCAGATGTACCTGCGATATGTATTTTTAAGTTAAACACTGCAGGATCAAATCTAACGCCGTCTACAAAAGCTACACTAGCACCAACAGGTATTAATACTTTTCTAGCTATACTATGTTCTGTTGATCCATCATCTAAATAAAGTCTAACAGTAACATCATTACTATCACTATTATTAGTCACTAACACGTTGTTTATGTTACCACCCACATTACCACTTTTAGTTATAAGTGTAGATGTTGTACCATCGCCTGTTACGTTACTGTATACTATCATGATTACCCTCTACTTATATTTATTAATTGTTTATATTCCATTTACTTTACTTATACTTGCTGTTGCCACTCCCATAACTTTACCTATGCTTGCTGCTGCTACTCCATTAACTGTGTTAGCGTACCCTGTTGGTGCTAATGTGTAGTCTAATGTTATTGTTACTCCAAGATCAACAATTATATCAGAGGTAGCAGTTACGTCAGCACCAGCATAGTCATTGTCTTGTTCAACTATAGCTAATGTAAAATTATTATTATTTTTAATATCAGCTAAAGCTGCTGCTGTTAGTGTGTATTCATTGTTATTAGCAGACCAACTTGTTAGCGCTGTTGAATATGCTGTACTATAATCTATTGAGCTAAAAAAATCTGTTGTTGCTAAAGCTGTTCCACCATCACCTCCAAAAGCTGTGCTCTTTACCAATATAGTATCGTTTGGGTCAGGATCGTTTGCACTTCCACCGTTTACATCTATATGCGCAGCTGATAATGTTCCTGTTATACCACTTGTATCAAAATGTAGAAAAATTCTTGTAAAACGTTTACCTCTACCGCTGGTAAAATACTGAACAGTAGCTGTGCTTGTATCTCCATCTGATACTGAAGCCGCGTTACTAGTTCTAGCTGTACTAAAAGTACCACTAGTAGTACCAGTCGCGCTTCCTTGTCTATTTACGTTTATTGTAGGCATATTATGCTATTTCTACCCAAGATTTACTTGGATCAAAGTATATTAAAACATCCCCACTATCATCATCAATTGCGTGTCCAACTATTCTAACGAAATCATTCGAATTAGATGGTGCTGTAAAATTAAAATACCCTTGTGTTGTTGAAACATATAATGGTAAACCATCTACAGCTCCAGAACCTGGTAAATTTTCTATTTTATTAGAGGCTATTCTAATGAAACCCTTAATTAAGACACCTGTTGTTCTAGCTGACGCACCTAATCCAACTCCTAAAAGTTGAGACGCTCCATTCGCTACACTATCCGCATCGGTATAATTCCACGTTCCATCAGTATGCAAAAAATACAATGCCGAACCAGTTGGTGATTCATCTGCTCCAGGCGAATACTTTAGTATAGTTCCAGAACCTTGATCATCTGAATAAAGACTTTCAAATACTGTGGTGTTAAAATCGTAAATTTTATTTATCTTTTGGACTGTACTTGACATGTTGATAGTTCCTTCTGCATCAAGAGTTATGTCGCCATCAGCAGTAAGAGTTAAATGAGCTGCCGCTGCAGCCGCATCTACAGTTTGTAATGTCGTTACCCCATGTTCCTGAACTCTTATTCTACAATAATCATCTGTACTAGCTCCAGCATTTTCATATATAATAAAGTCTGTATTTACTGATCCAGCTACAAACGTTGATAAAAGCGCGGATGTACCTATAGTAGTACCACTACTACCTCTTTTGTGACTATAAAATTGTATATCACCGCCATTTAATGCTCCAGTACCAAGACCACCATGTAGTTGTAGATCACCTCCAGCTTTATCTGTTTGACCATTTGTTGCACTACCAGCTACAATCTTAAGTATTCCACCATCACCATCATCATGAACTTCTCTTGCTATATTTGCAACTGCATCATCTGAAGATCCTAAAAGTATTTTACTTCCATTTATACTTGTAACACATCCACCAGCTCCAATTGTTACATCAACTCTTCCATCAGTTTGATCACCATCTAGTTTCAAACCAGTGGTCATTGTATTATCATGATCAGCGACCTTGAGTTCTAATACACCCGCTTCTTGATCAGGGGTAGCATCTTTGATTGAAGCATCTATTTGAGCAAATGCGTGCGACACGTCACTCTCGTTATCTCCTGCCCACTGGATAGTACCTAAAACATCATCATCAGCCCCAGTTGTTGATTGCTCAAAAATAATAACAGGACCAGTTGCGTCAGTGTTTGTGTTTTTTAATTGAATTTGAGGGGCATTAGATGTTGCAGATTCAAGCCGTAAAGTTTGACTTACAAATGTAGCAAACGTAGTTCCACTATTCTTTACGTAATGCACTCCCGTGTGAGAATCTAATGTTACATCACCATCAACATCAATAAGTAGGTTAGCAGATGTACCATCACCACCACCGCCTCCATCATCCACGGTACTAATAGTAGTGTCACCAACACTACCAACCACTATCTCAAACTTATCATCATTACTATTTAACATTGTTAAAGTTTGATTTGTAAATGTTAATAAAGACTCAGCTACAACAGCAGAAGTCCCGTTACCAGTTAAAATAGAGTTACTAGTTAAAGTGCTATTACCTGTACCACCATTTGATACTGGTAATACACCCGTAACCTCACTTGTTAAGTCAACAGAACTACCAACTTCAGCAGCTTTAACTATTTTGTTATTAGCATCTAAACCAAGGTTACCACCACTAGCTATTGTACCAGTAGAAATATCTTCTAAGTATACATCGCTACGAAACCTAGCTATAAGACTCTGTATGTACTGTCCTATAAATTTCATTTTAACAATTTGTAGCTACACGCCGCAATAACCATTGCTGTTATACATATTGGACAAGGACACATTATATTTCAAATCCAAAGTTAAACAACATAAATCTAAACTTCGCACACGTTCCTTTTTTATTGTCACATTTAACACAAGGACAAAACTCTAACTGTAAAATAGTTATCGTACCTAATCTAAAGTTTAATTCGTATACTTCTTTTTTATTCTTGGAGTTCCAAGAGTTTATCCAATTAATCATAATTTATTCTTTTATTTATAGTTACATATTTACTGATGAGCATAACACTTACCATTTTTATTGTCAGTCATATTTTTACACCTTTCAGCATTTCTTTTTAACGCGATACACCTAACTTTAGCTTTTTTCTTAGACTCTTTTATAGCTTCTCTTGTTATTTCTTTTTGCGCTTTATCTTTTTTCTTCTGCTCTAACTTATCTTGCCTAACCTCTTCTCTAGCACGTATTATTTCTTGATCTTGTATACCTAAGTTCCAAGTGTTCCAACCAGATATTAAAGCCATACGTTTCCACATTTGATGATTAGAGTCTAAAGCTTCTTCTATATTATTTGCTTTATTAACTAATCTAGCTAGCGGAACATTTGTTGTAGCTTCTATTACATTAGCATAAACAGATAGTTTAGGATTTTCTATTCTATATTTTAACTTAGGATATACATTTTTATTAAACAAATCTGTTTTAGAAGCTTGTGTAATTTTTCTAACTTTACTACCAATAGGTGGTGATATATCAATAACAGCTTGAGATATTTTTGTAAAATCTTGTCTACCATACGGCTTGTCTTGTATAGCTTGCCATTGTATCAAAGTATTTTTAATCGTTGAAGCAGCAGCACCATAGATACCTGTACCTCTAAGAAACGTATCTAACGCTCCATTAGCAACTCTTATTTCAGCATCTCTAATATCTTCTTCATCTATACCACCTCCAAACATAGTAAAAGCTATACCTTGTTGTAAAGCTCCAAACAATATATTTTGTGCAGCACCGTAGTATATAACTTTAGATACATTTGTTTTTCTATCACCTCTGTTGTTAACAATATCATCTAGTGCTTTTTTAGTTAAACGAGTATATTGCATTGGTGTGTTTTGCCAAGCTAATATAAGTCTACCTAAAACACCAGCTTGTTGTTGTGATATCATATCAGGTCTTGATGACTGTTGAGTTTCTTCTGCTATTTCTTGAAAATCTAAAAACGCCTGCTTCTCCGCATCAGCTTTACTTTTACCTTGTTTGACATAAGCGTTAACTCTATTTCTATAAAACGTAGCACCACCAGAAGCTATAGCAAAACTATCAGCAACACGAGTTGGTGTAAAACCAAGTTGTAATAAATAAGATAAAACAGCTTGAGTTTTTTGATACATAGTGTTGCCACCATTAGCAAACACTCTAGCTAACTCAGCAGATGACACATCCATCGATAAACCAGCTCTTCTTTGTCTTAACATGTCAGAGTTAAATATCATCGAAAAGTCTTTCCAATATTGCGGTTGATTAGCAAAAGCTTTAGCAGCATTAAATATATTGTTATCAGACCAGTTTATAAAGTTAACAGATGATAAAGTTTGTAAAATAGCAGATCTCATGTTAACAAACATGGTTGCACCTACAGAACCATTTATCCAATCTAGCCAAAGATTAACATTAGCATCTGGACTAGTAGTTCTATTTGTATTGTTTTCCATACGAAACAATATATTTTCTAGTGCATTTCTAGTTGGATTACCATAAGTAGCCTCTATTTTACTTAAATTATCTTCATTAAATATTTCATTTTTATTTTCAATAAACTCACTTAAAAATTGCGGTAAACCTACAGATTGTGTAATTTCTTTTAAATCACTAGATATACTTTGAGCGTACCAACTATCCGTTGGTTCTACGTATACATCATCTGTTTTAACTATCTTACTTAATGCGTCTGCAAAAGCCATCATCTCAGGATTCTGCTTTACATGTTTAACTAGTTTATTTTGTAAAGTTTTAGATATACCAGGTATAGTAAAACCAGCTTTATCCCATAAATAAACTCTTATTGCAGTATCGTTTGTAAAGCTAGTTCCAGCTACAGTTTGATTTAAGTTTTTTGATACATTTCTATATTCTTTTTTAATAGCAGCGTATTGCTCTGCCATACCTTGTTTATACGTATTAAAAGCTTTTATACCTTCAGAGTAAGGATTAATTAATTTATCTTTAAAAAACTGTAAATCTTTTTCTCCCTGCTTACCTTTACCTAAAAACCTATATAGCAAACCTTTAAAATCTTCTGCTGATGGTGGTACAAAAAATTCGTAACGACCTTTGTTTATACCTCTTTTTTTAGCTTCAGCTTTTGAAAAAACTTTATGTGCTCCAACGCCTTTAGTTCTTTCAAGCATTTTATTAAAATCTCTACTAAGACCTTTACTAGTTTTTATTTTAGCTTGAACAATATTTGATTTTACATCTAACTGATCCAACACAGCTTTAACAGCATCTACATTTGGTAGCGCATCATCAACAAAGTACATATCATTATAACCTTCAGCAAACTTTTCAAGCATCCACTCAGCTTTAGCATCACCTCTACTATCAGCTAGTCCTGTTATATTTTTAAAAGGTATGTTTATACCTTTAGATTTTAACCAAGCGTGTATAGCTACATCAGCCGTTTGTGGTCTAGCTGTTAAAACAAAAACATTATTTGGTCCATACTTTTCTATTTGATTTCTCATTTTATTTAATAATGGACCTTCAACACCACCTCTAACATTAACAAAATCATCAAAATTAAAAGTAAAACCTTCTTCAGTGAGCTGTGGACCTTTAATAGGCCAATCACCAGATTTTATTCGTTGAGTTTCTCCTGTAACAGGATCTGTAGCGATAACAAAATTTTCACCATCAATAATTAATGTTTCATCAAAATCAAAAGTAGACATGCCTTTACTAAACTTATAGCCACGCTTTTCTAAATCTTCTTGTATTTCTTTGTTTTGTTTTCTAATAAATTCAGCTTGTTTATTAAAAGCTTCTATTATATTTTTATCAGCATTAATATCGTTAATAGAATTTTTAACCAAAATACTACCGCCACTACTATTTATTTTAAACTTATCAGCAAGACTAACACCATTTTCATCAACTATATTATTCGGATTTAAACCACCATTTGTTTTAACAACGTCTTCATTAAAATATCTTTGCCACCAATTGTCAGTATATATATTCCAACCAGGTCCCATACCATCTTTATAGCTTTGTTTATTACCATTTTCATCAATATAACTAGATGAATTTAACTTAGTATCATCAGTAGGTTTTATTGCTATTAGTTTATAGTTTTTTTGTAATTGTTTTAAATCAAATTTAAAGCCACTTCTATCATCAGATTTATCAATTAAAGAAGACTCTATTAAGAATCTATAAGCATAAGCATTTTGCACCGCATGCTCTAATTTTAAAGTCATATTACCTGGCGCGGTTATATCTCTACCACCATATTGAGCACCAGCTCTATTAATATGTGTCCTTGAATTTTGTGATAAATCAAGATACATCATTATAGGTCCTAATAACGTAGGATCATCTTGTAAGGCTTTGTCAATAGCTAACCATTGTGTTTCAAAGTTTATTTTAACTTGAGCATTATAACCTGGTATTTTATTTTTATTTTTAGTTATTTCATTATTATTCTTACCAACATAACTAGAAAGCTCTCTTTTAGGAAAATTACCTCTAACATTTAAATCTTCAGAATACAACTTAGGTATTTCTTGTTTTAAATAATCTTTTATTTCTTTAGACAAACCTTTTCTAGGCATTATCTCATTTTGATTTAACAAACCAACATGCGGTTTAAATACTCGTATTAATAAAGGTACAACTTCTTCAACATATCTTTTAGCATCATCCATAGTTTTAATTTCAAAATACGTATCTTGTTGATTATATTTTTTAACAATATCAAAGCTACCAGCTGATAATACAATTTCAGATTTACCTCTACCTATAGAAACTATTTGCGACTCAGTAGCAGTACCTCTTTCTGAAGCGTCTTTTCTTATTTCTTGATTAGCTATTATTTGAGCAACTTGAACAACAAACTCTCTTAACGATCCATCAAACTTTCTACCAGACTCAATAGTTCCATCTTCTTTTATACCAAATATAGTTAAAAACTCTTCATTATCAACATCTGTTCTTTTATTTTGAGATTCTTTTTGACCTAAACCTTTTGTAGCACCTTCGCTAACTTTAACTCTAGGACCTTTTACATAAAACTCGCCAAACTTAGTATTAGCAACACCCGTAGCTCTACCGTCAGGATCTTGGCCCTCTGGTAATAAATCAAACAGATTTATTTCTTTTGATTTTTCTATTATTTTATTTCTTGCTGAGTTTCTTTGTTTACCGTTTAAATCGTGTTTAATTTGTATTCTTCTAGTTTCTATACCAAACTCTTTAGAAACTATATCTAATATATCTAAAAGTGGTCCTTTTAATAATAATTCTCTTATATTCTTATAGTTAAGCTTAGTAATATCTAAATCAGCATCTTGTATGTTTTTAGTTATAAGTTGCTTTTGTTCATCAGATAAACCTAGTATATCAGCTACAACTATATCTTTTGTTGGCTTAACTTTATCTGTTAATATTTCTTCTTCTTCAAATGCTTCTAACCCCGTAGATTCATCTTCAACGTCTATAGTTCTAACACCTTCGTCTGTTTGTACTTCTAAAGAACCAGGTGCTCTAACAGTTTGCTTGTAAGCTTTAGCAACATCTTCTATAACAAAACCAATAGCACCACGTCTACCACTTGCATCTCCATAAAAATAACTAAATATACTTCTTTTATTACCATCAACAACTGGCTTATATTGAGCATCCATTTTAGTTAACAATCTAAATTTTATATCGTCAATTAAATCCTGTACTCTATTTTCATCACTAACAACAGCGCCAAATCTAGGATCTCTTATTAATCTATTACGTATAACACCATCTAATTCATTATTTGAATATATTTCTTCAAAAACTTTATCTCTAGCGCCTTTTTGTTTAAAGTCATCTTGAGTTTTTATATCATCAGTTATATGTTTATCTAATTCTGATTTTGACTTTTCTAAGTTTACTTCTGTAGGTTTTACTACTGATTTTTTAATATCACCGGGTTTAGTTTTTTTATCTTTTATTAAGTCTGTTATTGATGTATTTAAAGCACCTTTATCTATACTTTCAACATAAGTTCTTACAAAATTAACAGCTTCTTCTCCAGTTGCAAAACCTATTTTTCTATTTAAACCAGGTATTCTTGAGGTTAAGTAGTTACCTATTATAGACTCTAGTATATTTTTAATACCATCTGTCATAGTTTTATCAAAAACTATTTCATTGTTTTGTAGTGCATCAGATAAAAAAGTAAACCACTCATCAGGATTTTGTTTCAGATACTCATCTGTGTAATATCTTTTACCTGTTTTAGGATTTACTTCTTCAGCTCTTTTCTTTAAAATATTCCAATTATCAGGACCTAAACTTTTTTCTATATCAACTACTAAATCTGGAGTTATTAAAGAATTACCATTTTCATCTACAGCGTTTTTAAGTATAGCGTGTAAAGCTTCATGTGTATCAACAGTAAAATTACCTGTCATGGCAATTTTATCTATATTAAGAAAAACTTCATTAGTGTTGGGATCGTAAAAACCAGCGGCGTCTTCAAGACCTTTGCCTTGCATGCTTGGATTTTGAGATATAATTTCTTTTATTTCTTTATCTGTTTTTGGATCACCAACTTTAACTTTATATATTTCACCTATATCTTTTAAAAACTGGGCTCTTGAATCATATTCGCTTTGATATCTATATTTTTTATATTCTTGACTATCTTTTTTCTGTTCTCTAACAGGCTTTGTTCTTTTATCTATGTTCTTATATTCAGACATTATACTTTTAATAGCATCGTCTATTTGCTCTATTTCATTAGTTAAAGTAGGATCTTCTAAGTTTCCTTTGTTTTGAGATTCTTCTTGCTTTATTTGAGCTCTTCTTTTATCTATTATTAAACTAGTTAATGCTTGTCTTTCTATATTATCAATAACAACAGGAGGTAGCGTTACTTCTATATCAGCTCTATTTTTAGCATTATCAACTCTTTGTTTAGTTACGTTATCACCAACTACTTCTATATCTAATCTAGCTAATTCACCCGGCGTAGAAGACTCTAATATACCTAGCAACTGTTGTAACGTTATGTTTTCTTTTTTACCACCTGGTTTTGTTATGGTGTATCTAGTTCTTGCAGCAGCAATAATAGAAGGTCCAACATCAGTTACCCCACCAGTAAAAGAGCTACCAATAATTTCAAGCCCAATATCACCTCTTGTAGCTGGTCTTCCTATTATTTCACCACTAACATATTCACCAAAACCACCAACACCACCATCAGCTATTGTACCACCAGTAGCAGCTAAAATCTTATTAACTTTACCACCTTTTTTAGCTACTTCAAAAGTACCTTTAGCAACAGCAGTACCGCCAATAAAATCAACTAGCGTTATGCTACCACCTTTTAGTGCAGATTTTTTAAGCATTTCATTAAACTTATTTCTATCATTAAATAAGTCTATTAACTCTTCTTTATTTGGAACTCTACCGCCAAATTCTTCTCTTATTAATTCACCTAGTATTGAAGAAGCTTCTATAACACCACCAACAACACTCATACCACCTCTTAAACCACCAGCTATCATAGTTATTCCACCACCAAAACTAGCAGTAGCAGCTCCAGCTGCAGCTCCACCAGCTGCAAGACCTATTATTTCACCACCTTCATCAAAAGATTCTTTAACAGCTTTTGCCTGTCCAGCAAATGAACTTAAGGCAACCTTATAAGCAGTTTTTACACCACCCTCTACAACAGCATCAAAAAAAGATCTTATACCACTAACATCAGGATTACTGGCTGTTTGCATAAACCTCATCATATCTTCGTCTGGAGGCTTATTAGCTGCTTCTAACATTTCTTGTATAATTCTATCAGCTTCTTCATCATCAAGTTCATCATCAAAAAATAAGTCTACCATAACATTTGTGTAGTCACCATCTTGACCAGAGTCTATAGCTTGCATGGTTGTGTCGAGAAAAGGTTCTACTAAGTTATATTTTATTCTATCAAGAAACTTACCTTGACTATCTTTTTTAAATCTTATACCATAAGATCTATCATAGTCGTAATCAACCTCTTCTTCATAAGTGTTGTTTCTAGTATCTAAATATCTTCTTTTATTATTATCATCTACTTCATAAGCTACAACGTTACCTTCACTATCTGTAGCTTCGTTATAATTTTCTAACCTTTCATCTAGTTCTTTTTTTAAATCTTCATCACTAGATACATTTAAACTGATCCTATTGTTCTTAACATGATTTATAAAGTTAGGGCTTCCGAATAAACGCTTTAATTCAGATTTATTAACTTTTGTTTTTTCGTTTTTATTTAGTGTGTTTTGTATCTCGAACGACGGTTGCCCCGATAAAATATCTTCCGAGCTGGATTCCGTACCTAGAATACTTGGTTGATTTTGTGCTGTAGGAGTTTGCTCCACAGTCGCACTGTCTGTAGAGCCTTGTTGCTTTCCCGACTCTTCTTTTTTGTCAGTTTCTTTATTTTCTTTATCTTCTTTATTTTCTTCTTCAGTTTCTTCTAAATCAACTGAAAGTCCTTTTGCTTTAGCTTCTTCTACAAAAGCTTCTTCGTGTATTGGATCAACCTCTATAGGTTGACCATCTATTAAATATCTTTTCATACTGTTTCGTTAGTTACCCGTTTATTATAAAGTTCCTGGTCTATATTTTTTTATGCCGCTAAATTTTTTATCTTTCTTTTTTATTACTTTTCTTCTATTTAACTTTCCGATGTCGTGTTGTTTCTTTAAAAATCTAGTAAAATAATCAGTAAGCTCTGCTTTAAATTCTTTTTTGTGCGCTGGATCATTTACCATAAACTTAGCAACTCTATCAGCCTGTTCATCTGTTTTAAATTGCGTGGTCATTTTTATTTTTTCTTTAACATCATTAAAGAAGGTTCTACCTGGTATCATTTCGTCATAAGCTAGTGATTGAAGATTAGATGCTTTTGATATTAAAGTTCCTTCAACTTGTCTTCTAGCAGCAAGTTCGTTAAATGGCATATCTTCTACTTCGTTTTGATTAGAAGATGATCTAAGATAATTATTACCCATTTTACTTAAAACTTCTTTACTGTCTTCATCTTTTAACATTATCATCTTATTAAGATTAGATATGTCAACCCATCTCATAGCTTGATTATCAATAATTTTTTTCAAAGAAGACATAGCTTCATCGTATTGTTTTTTGCTCTCACTGTTGCTTGTAAGTTGATTTTTTTTAGAATCTAACTCAACAACTCTTTTCATAGCGTCGTTAACAGCTTTAAAATCAGGCATAATAACGCCTATTTCGTTTTTGTTAGGACCATTTAATCCTTCAGGATATTTTTTTTGTACTAATCTAGGAACATCATCTAGCAAATTCATAACAGCTTCTCCTTGTTCACCATCTATCCAAGTATTCATTAGTGATCCAGTTTTATAAGCAGCTGCTAAATCCTGTCTAAACGTTCTGTAAGAAACAATAGCTTCTTTCATTTGATTAACATCTCTTTTTATTAAAGATCTTTGTTGTTTGTCACCGTTAATAAAATCAAGTCTTTTTTGCAGTAAGCTTTTATATACATTACTATACTCTTCAGCTGGCAATTCACCAGATGTATCTAGTATTTTATCAACATGTTTACCCATGCGTACTTTTCTACTATACGAAGCTAGCTGTTCGTCAGATCTATCAATTTTATCGTACTTATTTATCATAATTAAATTTTTATACTAAACCATTACATGGTGGTGGAACATAAACATCACCTACTCTTATACCTAAAATGTATTTTCCAGGCGGTCTTTCTCTACCAGGTTCTACACCTTCTGAAACATTACCTGGTTCAGGTGGGCCTGGTGGTTGAACTAGCATATTACCTATTGAATCAACGCCATCAGCTATAGCATCCCACTTAGCTTGTTGCGCAGCAGCGGCTTGTTCTCTATATGCCGCAACCTCTTGTTGTGACATACCTAGTAGTGTTCCAACTTTATCTTTTTCAGCATTTCTAGACCACAACTCACCTTCGCCTTCTAAGTTTTGTAAATTCCTAGCCATACCTCTTTCTTTCATTTGATTTTGACTTTCTTGAAAACCAATTGAAGACGTAGCTCTATTAACTGCTCTTTTAGCATCATTAGATAAAGCATCTACAACCGCTCCTATACCAGAACTTCCTGCAGCTTCCTTTATTCCACTTAAAACACTTGATTGACTTTGAGCGTATTGTTGACTTTGAATATCAAATTGTCTTTGATTTATAGTAAGATCTTCCATAGTGTTCTCCATATCCGTAAACGGATTTGTAGTATCTAATAAAGAGTACTTATCTTTTAAACCCTTTAACTCTTCTTTAGCTCTCTTAGCTCTACGTTCTGCTTTTTTTTGAGCTTTATCAGCACTTATAGCACCAATAGCAGTACCAGCAACAGCTAAACCTAAACCCAACGCTAACATAATAAAAATTTAATAACCAACACCTGTGTTTGTAAATCTTTGTCCAGTTGGTTGTTGTGAAAATTGGTCATTATATTTATCATAATCTATAGCTTTTCTTTTTTTACCTCTAAATCTATCTTTAAATCTTTCTTTTCTCTGTTGTCTTCTTTCGTATCTTTCTCTCCAATTAGCAAACCTATCATTAGATCTTACAGTTCTTTTACTTCTTCTTCTAGCTTTCATAAGTTGAACTCTAGATGATCTATTAGTTGTTCTTTCAACACTATCAACCATGTCAGCAAAAGCTCTTGACTTAGCTATTTGTCCGTACTTTCTAGTGCCTTTACCAGAAGCAGCATCATATGCACCTCTTACTAACATTACATCTGTTTTCATTGGACTAGGTTGTTTGTATTGAGTATATCCTTTTTTTCTTTTTCTTTTCATCATCGGTCCAGCTGCACCACCAAGCATACCCATGCCAGCAAGTGGACCTTGTCCAGAACCAACTCCTGGTATCATGCTTCCAACGCCTCCGGCTAAAGTAGAAAGTGAACTACCACCTTGTCCACCACCAAAAAGTCTTGTAGAAGCTCTCATCATACCACCTCTAGCCTTACGCAGTGCTTTACCTAAAAATTTATTTGGAGAATTTTGTTTATATGCCATAATTTTACTTTTATTCTTTAAATATAGTTACATTTTTTGTTAATTATTTACTACTTTGCTCTACCTCACAAGCAGATGAAAACATTTCAGCTTTTTCTTTAGAATTATTTTTAAACTCTATTTCAGCAAAATACCCCACAATAGAAGCTTCATTTACATTTCTATTTTTACCAAACAGTATAAAGTCTCCAGAACTAGGCTCTTCATTAGTACTTTCATTTTCAACTACTATTACACCTCCATTTATACTTGTTATAGGACCTATTTCAATAGGCGGGTTAGTACCTTGATTCACTTGAAAGCCACCGACTAAATTATCATTTATTTCTATATAATAAGCTATATCTCCAGCTTGTAGAGATACGTTTAAAGGTGTAGGTAGTGTTATTGTTATTAATGCCATATTAAGATCTTGCTATTAAAGTATTTAAAGCCAAAGCCATTATAGTATTTTTAGTACCCCAATTATTAACTATTACAGAAAAAGAAATAGTTAATGTATCATTACTTGATGAAACAGTACTTACAGCTTGACTTATTTTTATTATTTGTAAATTTGTTCCACCGTTTTTAGAAGCAATACTATTTGTCCAGTCAGAACTTGACTGCTCTATGTTACTAAAAAGTGCAGCACCAAGTGTATTTTCTGTAGTCTCTTCATCACCTAAACTATTTGTAAAAGTAACTGCACCACCAGCACCAGATCTAGCAGAAAACGCTCCACTTAAAGCTGTCATCACGTAAGTTATAGTAAAAGAAGTTAATCCCTCTGATGAGTTAAATTTACCATTATAAACTTTATCAACACTAGCGCTACTGTTAAATGTTTGATCTGCACCACCATTTACAGTTAATTTAACAACACCAGCACTTTCAGTAGTTGTTGCTCTAAATGTTAATGTAGGATTTACATTTTGTTCTAAAATTTTTGTAGAAAAATTATCAATACCTAATCCAGGTGTACTATTATTAGCTTCTAATGATGATAAGAAATTATTATTAGTAGCAAAATTGGTAGATAAGCTACTAGATAAAACATGTATCGCATATCTAGTTTTAGTTGTAACTTTAGGAAAATTTACAAAAACTGAAACTCTACCTTCACTACCAATTATAATTGAAGCTCCTTTTAAAATACTACCACTTTGAAGCTTATGAGTAGAATTAATAAAAGATTTATTAAAATTTTCATTTATAGTTGTTAGTATATTACCACTTGAATCTAACGAGTCTTGTAGCCTAGTAACTGTTATAAAAGATGTTGTTTTAGGTACACCGCTTAGTTTTATTTCTCTAACCTCACCATCTTGACTTATAGTATCTGTTCCATAAAAAACACTACTAATACCAGTTTTTACCGTAGGTACATCAAAATTACTACTAATTAAATCATAGATTAAATTATCTTTTTTTAAAGTCTCACCTTTAGATGTGTAAATAATATCAAAATTAATAGACTCTTTATTACCATTCGCATCTAAAGTAGAACTTACAAATTTTAATTGTACTTTACTTTTTACAGTGTTTATTATTTGTTTTTTAAATTCGCTTAAATTTAATTTTTTGTTAGTATTAGTGTTACTTAATTTTAAAGTCGCAATTTTAGTAGGTTTATTTTTTACAGCTCTACCAGAAAAAATAAAATTAAACTTTTCATTATCAAAACCTGGGTTTAATGTTTGCACAGAAAGATCACCAACAATAGTTGTTATTTCTATGCTATTACCGTTTTTAAGTGTTTTAATTTCTGTAGCCATTAGTCTGATATATCTTGTATTGAAAAGTTAAACTCTTCACTTTGATTATTGTCTGCCAACATAGCTGATCCCGCTATGTTTATTTTTAAACTTGGAGTGTTAGCTCCAGGAATGTAATTATAAAAACCGTTTAACACAACTAAAATAGCATTGTTAACCCAATCACTAGTCGCGTAACCCGAAGGAACTTCACTACTTTGCAGCGTAGCTAGTTGACCACTTGTTGGTATAAAATTAGATGGATAAGAGTCACTAAATGAAACTGTATCAACTAATAATATTTGAGCAAAATTAGAATAACTACTAACTGTTGCTCCTTGAACTAAATCGTTGTAGTTTACAGTAGATACAGTGCTTAATGTAGATGGTGAAACCGCTGGAGATGTAACAGTAACAGAGCTATTACTCCAACCAGAGTAACTGTAAGAACCAGGTTGTAAATTACCTATTAAATTTGTTTGATCTGATATAACAGATGCAGCATTGTATGTTAAGTTAAAATTACTAGTAGATGAAGATGAAGATAAAGTTGTATTACCTGAATAAGGATTTTGACTTATAGAAGGTAAAACACTAAATTGATTTCCACTATTAGTATTTTGTATAGAAAAATTATATTTTGAAATAGTATAACCAGGATCTGGAACTATCCAAAACCAAGCTTGACTAGTTGGTGAAGCTGCATCAACTACACTACCAGCACCTAAAATAGGTGATTGTTCTGTTGTTTGAGAGTTAGGAATAAAAATAGCCTTAGCTGTTGTGTAATCACTAGGATCTACTTGACTAGATATGCTCCAAGAACTTGTGTTAAACATGTTAAAACTACCTACCGAAGGTGGTATAACAGCAAACACTTTAGCATTGGGAGTACTACTTGTTAAGTCAACTTCTAGTGTAAAAATACCAACGTTACCAGTTGCTTGAGTAGTTGTTGTTATTGTTTGAGCATCACCATCAATATCTAATATTATTTGAAAAGGATTAGTCGCGTTAGAAGGTATAATAAAATTTGGTAATAAAGAAACTTTTAAAACTACCTCATTAACTCCGGTGTCATTAATTGTAACTTTTAGTACACCTTCTGGTAAAATACTAATATCTTCATAAGTTCTATTACCTAAACCTGTTGTAGTACTAAAATCCTCTACACCGTTCGATCCAGCTATTGTAAAAAAACTAGCTTGAACTGTATGAGTAGATGGATTTATTGGTGTTATAACAGAACTTATTGTATAAAAACCACCACTAGCCTGCATAGACTGTGCTACAGTTTGTCCTGGAACTACTGATGTGCTTTGTGGTGTTACTTGATAATTTACTGCTGACATAATTAATCTATTGTATTTGTTGGATCATCTATAAAGTCACTTGTTACTTGAAGATTTATAGCTGTAAGAGTGTCGTTTTCTATATTAGTTTCTGTTGTATTTACCACAGCTGTTGCAACACCTAGACCTTGAACACTAAATTCGTTTAAATCTGAGTCTGTTATAGTCGCTCTAGAACCTCCATCTATTCTGTTATACCATTTACCTTCTTTATTTATAAATTCTATTAAACCTCTTTCATCTGCAGCATCTTTCAAAGATTGATCTGTTGTTATTTTATTTACATACCAACCGTTTTTAGAATCTAAATTAAAATACTCACCATCTGTAGTTACATTAAAATCACTACCGTCTGGCTGTGTGTATTCTAGTGAATCAGTAAATTGAGTAACTCTAGCTTGTGAGCCTTCGTATTTTGTTGTTAAAAAAGATTTTACAGCACCTGGAGCATCATTAAAAACAACACTTAATGAAGATTCATAGTAAGTGCCATAAAAAGTATTTCTATCTGTACTATCATCATTATGTAACCATATAGACCCCGTATTAGAAGTTAAGTACTTTCCAGCTACAGAATTTCCGTCATCAGGTATAAATGACTTAAAACTAGTCCAACCTTTTGAACCTTCATTAAAAGATACAGTAGTACTTTCAACGCTTACACTTTCTTTTGTTTTTAAAGTTAAATTATACTCACTATTAACTTTATCATATGTACCTAACATTTCATTAGAATCAAGTAAAGTATCTCTAAAGTAAGTCTTCATACCAACACTTGATATCGGTGTTAAACCGTTCTGTGATAATCTCATGACTGCGCCTCTTTGTTTATCAGTGAAGTACATCCTATATTCATCTACTGCTAGTGATTCTGGATTTTTAGATATTCCATAATCGCCAACATATGGTATTGCTGTTCCTAAAACTCTATTTGAAGCTAGTAATTGTGCATTACCATCAGCATTGAATAAAGCATCTTTTTGAGTACTTATTCTTAAAACCTTATCTTCTGCTAAGGCTATTATATCTGTATCTCTAGTTTTTAAAGCTTGAACAGATCCATACGAAGGATTTAAATCTTTAGTAATAAGTTCAGACATGTTGAACTCATTTAGATTATTAACACTTGATATAGAGTTGTATATACCTGAGTATATTAAAGTACTTCCCTTGTCTTCTTCTCCATAGTTTAAAAAAGTTGCAGAAACTTTTACACCATTATCTATTTGAGGTGCATTAAAATCATCTCTTATTCTATCAGATTCTACACCATTACCAAAAGCATAACAATTAAACCAACCTAATTCAACTTTATTTTTATAAACTTCAGTTTCTATTTCATAATAACCTGTAGGTGGATTTGTTGTTGTACTAGGATTTATGTTTACTGTAAATGTAGTTTCACCGTAATCAACTTGAGTATCATCATCTGGAGTTGCATATCCAGTAATTTTAGCCCTTGTTTTAGTTCCATTTGAGTGTTCAAATATTAAAAACGACTTTATTTGCATATCACCTGTAACAGCATGTAAAGCTAAATCTGTAGCGTTATTTGCTACATTTAAAGATTTAACGGCTATTATAACAGAGTTTTCAGTAAATCCAATATGAGAAACCTGATGATCAATGTGTGTATTTGCTAGTATTTGTGTTGTAAATCCATCAGGACCAGCCGAAGTAACCTTTGATTTATATGGAGCAAAGTATGAAGCATTTGTTTTGCTTAATCTCATTGGTATAGCATTTGACGCCTCGTAGTATAAATCTAATCCAATATCTTCTTTAGGTTCTGTTTCAAACAAAGCTGCATTTTCAGTTGGTGCTACTTCGCCACCAGTATTAACCGCATTAACAATACTAATTCTAAGAGATTCTCTACCATCATGACAAACCATAGATCTTGGATCAAAAGTAGTTGTATCTATACCTCTAGTACCTGAGTTTATTAAATTTCCACTATCATCTACTTTTCTAAATTCAACTCTAAAACCTTCTCTTTGACAAACTCTTGTAAGATCTGTTGATGCCGTTGAACTGCCTAGCGAGCTAAGAGGATTACAAGCTGGAACACCGTTGTTAACACTCTGCCCATTAGCACCACCAATTATAAAGTTTTCTAAAGTAGGTTCTGAAAAAGTTCCAGGTCCTTGATATCCATTATCACTAATAGTGTCCATTAATTGACCAGTACCGTCTGCTTGAAAAAATAAAGTACTAGGATTAGCTAACTCACTGACCGCACCAGAAGAAAAATCTCCACAATCTTGAAGTTGTGCAAAATTTTTAGCACTACCTAATTCTAAAGTATCAGGTTGTCCAACTATTTTATAAATACTATTAGTAGGATCATCAGTAAATCTAAAAAAATTACCTGTACCTTGCATGTGTTGTGCTAATCTAGCTGAATCTGTTTCTTCAAAACCAGGTTGTGAAAATGAATTTTGAACAAGTTGAGGATTACTAGCTTGTCTCAGTGGAAAAGATAAAAATATTCTACCAAGCTCACCACTAGTTGGTCCAAAGTTTTCACCACTTAAAACACCAGGATCAACACCTGTTGGTTTGTAGTAGTATTCTGATTTAGAATTACCATTACCATCATTATTGCTAAATGGATCTGATTGATTAGCTCCAGTTAGCTTGCCGTTAAATAATCTAAAACCATCAATAAACAATTTATTTCTAGTATCAGGATTTGCTGTTTGTATATACCACTGCCAAAATCTAGCTGTTTGTCTAGCCATGTTAACCCTAAGATTACCATTAACATCTTGAAAAGTAGGTATAGCATCATATTGATCACCACCATCACCACTTCCAGCGTCACCACCAAAAGCGTAGTACGAAGCTCCTTCTGATAAATTTTGAGTTGGAAAAGAAGCTAAAAATCCAGCTAAGTGATTTGTTGGTAAAAGCTCTGCTATATTAGTGCCATCAATGTTGTTAGTACTATCATTGTTAGCAGCTGGTGAAGAATTCATCCAAGTGTAACTAGCTCTAGGAGCAGTAACAGTGTTGCCGTTAGCATCTTCATAGCTCCAACTAGTACCAGGATTATCTACTTGATTATCTAAATAACCTATATTAAATGTTTCTGTATTTTCAAAAGTAATGTTTTGATCTAAACTTTTTAAAACTTTTGTTTCTAATACAATATCTTTTTCTAGTTTTACAAAAAACTTACCATCAAATTCAGCTTTGTTTTCTGTAATAACATCTTCTTCAAACTCAAAGCCATAAACAAGAGGATTACTAGCTGATGGTGTTATACCTACAGAGGTAAATCTATTAACCATATTAGCGGTATCACCAAAGGGTTTATTCCACCTTACTACACCTTGACCATTAAAACCAACTCCAAAATAAGTTACTTTTCTATAAGGTGTTGTTAGTTTTGTTGTACCTACTGTACCGGTTATTCTAACTTTTAAATCACCTTTAGGTTCATACTGGTCTAAATAATCTTCCCATTGATTTTGATTTATTAATATAACATTTTCAGTCATTAATAAATCTGGTATATTAGTGTTGAAATCTGGAGATGCCGCACTATACATAGACTCAGCTTCAGAAGAACCTACAGATACTCCACCCATAAACCTGCCTTCTGTTTTAATATCGTTTGGAGCTTCATTAGCTATTGCTATGATTTTATATCTAGCTTTTTCTAAAACAGCTTGGTCACTGTTTTGTTCTTTTTTTAGTATTAAATAAGTTTCTTCATCAACTTTATTTCTATCAGCAGAGTTAAACGATATCCAAACATTGCCATCTTGAGCATCGTACCATCTATCCATTATTATATTGTAATACTCATTAGATGTTTCTTTAATATAATACTTAACATACTCCATCCAGTCTTCAGGCACACCGTTTGGATCAACACTATTCCAGTCTTGTGTTAACTCAAAATAGTTTCTCATTGCAGCAAACGACTTTTCTATAGTCACATCACCACTTAACATTTCTGGATTATTAACACTATCACCTTGTAAAAAGCCATTAGCTACAACAGGAGTTTCTCTACCATACTTATCTCCAAAAACCATACCAAACTTATAATTTCTTATACTTTTAACAGATTTTTTAGGTTCACCAGTAGTAGCAGTATCTTCAAAATTATGATTAGTTAATAAACTTACAACACTATTAATATCATAACCTTGTACATAGTTTGAAAACATTAATCTATTAGCAGCTATTTCTTGAGCTAAAGCTCTTCTTGGCACGTTATCCCAAGATCTTAACAATTGATTTTCTTCAATAGCTCTATATATCATTTCTGATGTTATAGTAAACTTACCGAACAACCAGTTTGAGGGTGGTTGTATTTCTGGAGATGATGTTGTTAGTAAGTCCCACTCTGGATCAATACCTCTTTTTATAGTTTTTACTAAATAACAAACAGCTGAATCTGTAGCTTTATATAATATATCGACAGCAACAATATCAGCTTCTCTAGATCTTTGATATGGAATAAAGTCTTTTATAACTAGACTTCTAAGATTATTAACCATACCTAAGTTAAAACCTTTTTTGTGATTATATTTATAAGGTCCTGGTAAAAAAGCTATTTCAGACCAAGGTCCAAAACTAGAACACTCACCGTCTTCATATTTATATCTACAACCAAATCTAACCATTTTTAATTCAAACAATGGCTTTTTTTGTTCTATATCTATATCCCAAATACCAGATCCAGATGTACCGTCTACAGCTGGTAAAGCATTTAAAGTAAAAGATATTACTGTTAAATTTATAGTTCCAGTATCTTTATTAAAACTATTTAAACTAGCTTTTATTATAGCAGGAGTGTCTGAGTTTACTTGCTCTTCAAATATTAATATATCATTTTCAAACCAGTTTGGAGCATTACCTCCTTGTATTAAACTACTTGTTATTGAAAACTGATATCCATTTTCAAATTCAAATCCATTTAAATCAGCTTGACCAACTATATCAAAATCAATACCAGTAGCAATAGTTTCACCTTCTCTATCTTTATCTTTCATTTCTAGAGTTGGTGCTATTTTAGGGGCTTTTCTAATTACTGTTATATGCTCTTCTTTTAAATCACCATTAACACTTGGTGATAAAGAAACTTCTAAAGAACTACTTGAGGAGTCTTCAACATTCACATAATCTAATAAAACATCTTTATCTTTAGGATCTTTTAATTTTATTTTAGTGTGTACTTTTCCACTTTGATTAGTACCATCTATACACCTTTTTATATTTATTTTTTTAGGCTCATTTACGTTATCTGTAAAAAATAGTAAATCATCAATAATATTTATAGAGTTTATCCTATTATCAACATCAAAATTTAAAGGTCTATTTGGATGTATAAGTGTTATAACTTTACAATCGTCCCAGTTGTCTATATTTATTTGATCGTAAAAAGTTATTACAAGATTATCAAAGTTTTGTATCGTAGAAGAAAATAAAAACTCTCCATCATTATCTAAACCTGACATAACCATACCAGTTCTAATACCAGTTATATCAACTGAAGAGTCTATTGTTAAAGATTGAAAAGGCATAACAGGTGATTCTGTTATTATATTTGTTTTCTTATCTATAATACCAAAAAAATCGTTTACAACTATTTTAGTTTCTGGATCAGAATTATTATCTTTAACATCTACTTCTACTATACAGTCTATTAATTTAGCTCTACTTTGTATAGATTTAATATCTGTAAAAAACTTATCAAACTTAGGAGCTGAAATTAAAAAATAAGATTTATTATTTTTTTCATTAGCAACACTACCTATACATTTAGAAGAAAACGATCCAACATAAGTTTCGGCTACATGATGCTTACTGCTAATTATTTTATTACCTTTTATATTCTGCACAGTACCAGCATCACCTATACCGTCGTCACCAACGCTATCAGTGTTTCTAATCTTTACGTTTTTAGCATCTCTATATTCTCCATTAGGTACTAGTCTCTCATCGACATCTTTATTCATCCTAGCACCAGCGAAAGTATGTTTAATCTCTGGCATAATTCTACTTTATTTGTTTACTCATACCTTTGAGTACTTGTGTGAATTCTTCTATCTTAATATTTGATAATCTTATTTTTGCCTTTCTAGTTTCAGCAAATCTTTCTTTTTTATATCTAGCAATTATATATTCTGGTATGTTACTTCTAGTAGATAACACACCATACATTATGTGTTTATATATAGCTTCTTCACAAAACTTATGAACCACCATTTCAGAGTCAGTACCTAATCCATCGCTTATGTATTTTAAAACTATTGTGCTACTAGAAAGTCCACTACTAAAATTTATAAATCCTCTTAAATTATCTATATAAAAAGTTCCATGTTGAGTAGCGTACTGTGGATCAAGCCCGTATCTTCTACCTTTAAAATCTAGTTCAATATCATAAGCATCTGTAGCGTCTGTGTTTACTGTATCAGAATTTTCTTGATAATTAAGCCATGAATCACTATCTGTTTGTTGAGATAATTCATCAACATTACCATCACCATCTGTATCTTCAAATTGATAAACACCATTAGCATCTTGAGATATAGCAAAAGGATTTGAGGTTTTACTAGTAGGATATAAATTTTTAAATATACCATCTTTACCAACACAAGATATAGAAACATAGTTGACATAATCTTGTGGTAATATCATTTTAAGGGATGCTGGTAGTTCTATTTCTTGAGACTTTACACATCTAAAAACATCGTAAGATAATTCTTGTATCGCTCTCATACCATGAAACTGAACGTCAGTTCTACTAACTTTAGATATTATTTTACCTTCACCTACATATATTACCATGAAAGTCTTTATAATATTATCTAGTGTTACAAACTGATAATCACCATAGTTAGCTGCATTGCTACTACCATAATATTGACTTTGACTTTGATTATCTAATAGTCCCATAATTAATCATTTTGTGATTGTTTCTTTTGAGCTATTTCTGTCATAGCTGCCTCTATTAAACCTGCTTTTTGTATTATAACTCCAGAATATTGCAGTATTTTATTAACTAAATTTTCTTCTTCTGAATAATGTAAAACAAAGTTGGTAGTATAAGTTGTGCTATTATTGTGTAGAGCTCTACCGTTAACTACTACATAACCCCACTGTGGAGTACTTGGATTTGTGTAATAGTGAAAGTTTATAGTAGTGTTTTCAGTTGGAGTTGGAAATATCTCTATATCACCAGCATGTCTTACGTACACAGGTCTATTAGTTGTAGGCGCTAACAAAGGACTATCAGTTATATTACCAATATCTTTTCTATCAACTTCTTTAAAAAAATGTTCAGGTGAAGTAGTACCTGTTTTTACTCTTGATACTGTGTCTAGTAAATACGTATTAGTTGGTAATGCAACATTAGAAATATTAGCTTCTATATCAGTAGATTCTTCTACTTTAAAAGGATGTAGTTTTTCTGCTAACATTTCTAACTCGTCAGCATATTTATAATCATTTTTTATTTTATGATAACTTGTTTTAACATCATGAAAATAACTATCATATATTTCCATTTGAGCTCTATCAGCCATTAAATTAAACTCTTGAGGCGTTATATAACCTCTTTGTTCTTTATTAGCTAATGCCAAAACCTTTTGATATACTGTGTCTATATTTACTGCCATTTGTATTTATTATTATATTAGTATAGTTACATAATAAAGCGGAAGGTTAGCCTACAAATAAAAATAGCCACCCGTAATGAGTGGCTATTAATATTAAGTTAAAAGATATTAATTAAATCTTTTTTCTATATTTTGATATATTTCCATACCTTCATCAGTTTTAAACCAATGAGCTAGTGCTGTATATGGATGTTCATCAAAAGGAACAGTCATAATTTTTCTATTAGTTGATGACCAAATAAAATACCTTTGATCATTTGATAATTTAATTATGTTGCTTTCAACAGCTTTAATACCAAAGTTTCTAAGTTGAACATTATCATCACTTGCAAGTTCTATGAATAGTTGTGGATTATTTTTAGCAAATATAAGTAAATCTCTTTTAAGTTCCTTAGAACTCAAGTTTGCTACCTCAGATCCCTTTTCTACTCTCATAATAGCTTCAGCTATATCAATATCCATATTTTTAGCTATTGTTAAAGCTTCAACTTCATATTCTAACCAATCAAGCTCGTCTTCAGCAACTACAACTGGATCAAACTCATAAAATAATTTATCTTTATGAGGATGATATAATGATAAAAATTTTTGTAATATAACCTTTTCTTTAGGAACAAATAAGCTACCGCTTCTAAATATAATATGTTCTAATCTTTGATCTCCTTTCATTTCATCAACAAAACAAGTTCTTTGATTTTGACAATATTTTATCTCTCTTTCGTAGCCAGCATCTTTATCGAACCAAAATAAGCTAGATGCTCTAATAGAATATGATAGTGGTTTATTGTTTCCTTTTAAATAATAAATCCTATCTTTTATTTCCCAGGTATTTTTTGATTTAGCTTTTACTTTAGGAGCTTCAACCTTAGGTTGTTCTTTTACAACCGGCTGTTCAACAACAGCTACTGTTTCTTCAACTACAGGTTCTTCAACCTTAGTTTGTTTTTTCTTTGCCATAATATAATATAATAAAAATTAATAAAAAAAATAGAGGCAGCACTTGGCTGCCCCTATAGTAAATGGTTTACTTCATTAACATAAAGTTGTTAGCACCTTGTGTTACTAAACATCTTTCAGTTAAAAAGTGAATCTGCATCGCATCAAGTGCTGATGTAGCAGCTCCAACAGAACCAGTAACCCAAGACTTCATTCTTCGGTCATCAGTTTGAGAAGCTCTAAATCTAACGTGTAAGAATGGTCTCTTAATGTTAGAACCTACAACTTGATCGTAAACAGAAGACATACCAGCTGGTATCATTACACCTCTGATTGCTTCAGCACCAGCAGCGTCGTTAATACCACCTCTTGTAGCTTTATCATTTAAGTATCTAAAGTCAGATTTATAGAAGTCATAAGAACCTCTTCTAAATCCTGAGAAACCTAAATTTAATGCCATATCTTCGTCGTTATCGAATACTCCGTAAGAAGTACCTCCAGCTCCGTAAGAATTCATTGAAGCAAGCATGTCATCAATAGCTAAACTAGTAGCACGATTAACAAACATCATGTATTCTTCAATAGCACCTTGTTTGTCAAACTCAGCTAGTATAGCATCAAACTCTGCTAAATCAACAGGACCACTTACACCAGTTACACCAGTAGTAACGTTACCACGCTTTGTGATAGCATCAAATAAACCTTGTGTACCTGTAGAAAAAGTAGTAGTACCTGTTAAGAAAGAGTCAGTTAAATCAGAAGAACCATCAACAGATTCTAGCATTGACATTTCAACATAGTCAACAAATCTAGCTCTTGTATCAGCTTCTGCTTTTAAGTACCATAAGTAACCTGATTCACCCATTTCATTTGAAACTTCAACCCAACCAATTCTAGAAACATCAGATCCTGATACTTCGTAGTAATCTTTCATTATAATTGGTTTGTTAGTAAAAGTTTTAAACGCTGGTTCGTTAGCAGTTCTTGTGTCACTTGTAGTAGTTCCATCAGTAGCGTTGTAGCTATCACCTTTTCCAAACTCAGAACCATAAACTAATATAGTTGAAGATTTGCTAACAGCACTATCAGTAAGTACCGCTGTTGGATCTGCGTTTCCATAAGGAACAACTTCAATAGTACTTAAGTTGTCAGCTCTAGTAACTAAAGCTTTAACAACACCATCAGTAGCATTGGCTATGATAACAGTATCATTAACTCTTATACCGTGATTTCTAATACTTAAACCATTAGAAATACCAGCAGTATTACCTTCTGCTTCATCAATATCAAACTCAATTAATATTTGAGCAGCAGCAACACTACCAACAGTTGTACCACCGTTGTTGTCTGAAACTCTACCTTTGTATGATAAATGTAGTCTACCTTGTTCTGACCAAACAACTTGATCTGAAGTCATAGACTCTTCTGCACCAACTTGAGATAAAAAACCAGAAATTGTTCGTGGACCGAAAACTTCTGCTTCTTGCTCCATTAAGTCAGGCAGGTATTGTTGAGCCCACGTTGTGTCCGTTGTGCCCGTAAAATTTAAGTAATTTGTAGATAGTGCTTGCTGTTGTGGAGCAGGTACACTATTCAAATTACTTCCTGCATTAATTGCCATAATATATTCTTTTTAAATTATTAATTATTTTCGTTTTCTAATTTTAAAAGATCTGTTTTTAATTTCAGAAGTTGATTGACCTAATACCTTGTACTTAACTCCACCAACATTAGTTTCGCCATGTGTTTGTCTAGGTGTTAAATCAATATTTTTATCTTTAGCAATTTTTTCTTTTATAGCATCTGCTTTTCCTTGCTCATAAAAATGTTTTGCAATATTATCAGCATTCATAGCAGTGTATAAAGATTTATGATAACCAGCAGCGTCACTTATAGTTGTCTTATCTTCATCAACAAACCTGTTAATAAAGTTATTAATATCACTTTGAGTTTCCCTTACTTTATCAACATCTTTAACGTTAAATCTAAACTTTTTATCTCCAACTTTATAATCAAAACCTTTGAAATCTTCATTGAAGAGAGTTTTAGTTTTATTTAAAAATGTTCTTTTGCTACTTTCAGTTAACTTCTTTTGTTTTTCAGAATCTTTATTGTACCTATTAAAAAAATCAATAGCTTTCTTTTGCTCACTAGTGAGTTTATTTCCAGCTTTAATATTTTCATAGTACTTAGACTTTTGCCTGTCTAAATAGGCTTTAGCCTCGGCAACTTGCTCTTTAAGGGCTATTTTCTTTCTCTTTATATCTTTTTCATCATCTACTTCAACATCGTAATTAAATCTTTCTTCTAATATAAAGTTTCTTTCTTCTGGTGATAAGTGAGATTTAGTAGTTCTATAATACTCATCTAAAACATCAGCATCATCCATATTTTTTATATCTCTATTTAAATTGACATAATCAACTAAATCACCACCAGTTTCTTCCATAAAGCTTATTAGCTTTTCTATTTTTTCAGGTAGAGGCTTTCCAGTTTGCTCAGCTTCTACAATAGCTTGTTCAACTTCTTGCTCTACCTCCTGTACTTGTTCTTCAGTTATTTCTTGAACAATAGTTTTTTCATCTTTAGATACCTCCTCAACTTGTTCTTCTTTTTTAGGTTCTTCATTAACAACAATAATATCTTCTTCTTGTTTGACATTTTCTTGTTTCTTTTCTTCAGCTAACGGTTTATCTATATTTACTCTTGTAATATTGTCTTCAGGTTTTTTTACTTTAACCTTTGTTATATTGTCTTTTTTAGTCTCTTCGACTTTTTTTGTTTCTTCTGCCATAATAAAATTTTATAAAATATTAAATATTAAGATCTAAAGGTCTAAACCCACGTCTCCTGTAACTATATCATTACCTGATGACTCAAAAGTTTTAAATGATTTACCCCTATTTCTTTGATCTATTTGTTTTTCTTGATTACGAGCCTGCATATTAACTCTAGCATCTTTTCTATTTTCTTTCATAGAGTTAACCTTGTTTAAGTTTTCTCTTTCCTGCTTTTTAATTCTGTTGTTAAGCTCAAATTCCAACATCATTAATTCTTTTTTAACTCTAGCTTCTTGTTCTAAATATCTAGCTTTTAATGAACTTCTAGTTTTTTCTAAATTAACTTCATTTTCATAATTACTTTGAGCTTCTTCTATTTTCATTTTAGTAGCTTCTTGTGCAGCCATAGTATTAGCTTGAGATTGTGCCTGTATATTTTGTTGTTGTATCATTTGATCACGCTCTTGCTTTTTTCTTCTTTTTATTTTTAGTAATTGATTACCTAGTTTAACATTTCTAGTATCTCTTATATCTATTGCGTCATCTAAATCTATTAACTTTTGAGCTAAAGCTTGCTGTATATTATTCTCTAACAATTGCTTTTCTTCTTCATCTGGCATTAATTCTATAAATATACCAAAATCATATAAATGTAAATCCGACATTTCAGATAGAGTAGCTACATTGTGAGCACCTATTGCTCTTATAAAAGCATCACGTGTTGGTGAATACTCTATTATATCTGCTATACGTAGCGACAAACACTCTGCCGATTCAGCCGTTAAGTATAACATTGACTGCAATATGTGTCTTGTAGCTGTGTTAGAGTTTGCAGCTGCTAGTTTTTGTACACCCACTAAAGCGTTAGCATCTGGCATACTACCATCACGAGCTTCGTTCAATCCGGTTACATCTCTAATCATTTGTAAGTAATAATTATACGTTTGTATTAAAGCTTGTAACTTACCGCCACTAACACCATTACTTATTTGTTGTATAGGTACTTTACCAGGATTACCGTCTCCATCAGCTGTAAAACTTCTACCTATAACACTACCTGTTTGGAAGAACATGTTTAAAGCTTCTTGTGGATTATAATTTGTTCCATTACCTAGATCTATCTCAGCTAAACCATCAGCATCTAAATAAACACCATCTGGTACCATACGAGACATTACTTGCTGCAACTTTAAATGAGTTAGTTGTATCATATCAGCAAAACCAGTTATTCTACTAACTAAAGACTCTATTCTACCTTCGTACATACGAGGCGCTACTATTTGATAGTTCATTTTAACTCTATTAAAATCAGAGTCACTTCTCATCATGTTTGGAACCATTCTCCATCTTAACAACTTGTTAGAACCTAAAATATAAACACCCTCAAATAAAGCCTCAACAACTCTCTCTAGTTTACTAAAATCACCTTCTAAATTTTCAGGTGGATTAAAAGTATCATCTTTTTCTATTATTCTTTCTCCACCAGCTTTAGTTTTCTTTAATTTATAAACATCATTAGTATGCGACTTGTAATTAAAATATAAAACGTGTATTTTGTTTTTATCTCTATGAGCTGATCTTCTAAGTGGATCTTGTCCTTTGTCTGTTATTTCTTTTATTTCAGACTCTGTTAACTCTGGAAACTCTTTTACAAGTTCATTTATCGGTATTTCTTTTACTTCACCAACATAATATAAATCATCAAAGTATGGATTTTCAGTATGAGAATAAACTAAATGAGCGGGATCAACATATTTAACCTTTGCGCCATCACTAAAATCAAACGTAGTTTTTGTTGCAGATATACCTAAAACAGCTAAATCGTATAAACATCTTCTTCTAATTAAATCATAATCGCTATTTTCTAACAAAACGTTTATAGCTTGTTCTTCTGCTAGCTCAACAGCTTGTTTATAGTTAAGCTGCATATGTAAAGCTAATTCTTCTTCAGTATCTGGTAACATTTCTTTTTCGTTTTCGTAAATGTTCATACCAAATTGCTGTTGAACTATATCATTAAACTCTTTACTTCTCATATCTCTAAGTATAGACTCCATGTATTCTGTTCTTTTGCTAACACCATACTCGTCTTGTGAAAAACAATTTACTTCAAAAGATCTTTGAGCCATACCATTAACAACAATATCAACAAACTTAGGTATGATAGGCACTGGTGTCCAGTCTAAGTTTAAGTAAGATAAATCACCATTTATTGATAATTCATTTTTATATTTTTGTACAGATTGCTCACCTCTAGCGTATAATCTAAGTTTATGAAAACTATTTAATGTATGTTCAAATTTTGAGTTGTGACCATTGAACCATTCATATCTTATAGCTTGGGCAACTTTTAAACCATAATCTTGACTAATTTTTTCTGAATCACTAACCGCTTGTGACGGAAAGTTTATGTGAGCGTACATCATATCTTTTTATTTATAATTCTAGATGATAATCCTTTATTACTATATTTTGCTATATTTAAATTTAGTGAAGATTTTTGTTTAATTGGATTTGGTTTGTACAAATGTCTATTACAAGCCATTATAGCTAAACCAGAACTTATAGAAGCATCATGTCTAGTTCTTTTATTTATATCAAACTTCGACCAATCATTAAGTGTTTCATTAAAATACATATCGCCATAATCATCATTTTCTAATAAACCAACATGATCGTTTATATACATTTCAATAGCAGCTGCGTGAGCTTGTTTTATATCTTCACTTGAGTTTGGTACTCCACCTATTTCTTTTTCAGTTGTTGACAACTTGTTCCATATTTTATCAGGCCTATTCATACTAAAACCTCTATAGCCTCTTCTACGTAAATAATATAACAACCTTGGTTTATTATTTTCTGCAAGTAGTGGCATACTATAAAATACTAATGCCATTAAAACATCTTCAAAAAATATATCAGCTGTTTGAGGTCTAGCTATATATTCTAAAAAGAAACTATTAGCAGGTGCATTTTCCATAGAAAACTTAGTTAACCCGTGTAAAGCTCCTTTTGATCCTGTACCATCTACCGTTCCTGATATATCATAAGAGTCACAACCAAATGCACCAACATGCTCATTACCTGGATATTTTACACCATTTTTAACTACAACGTTGTTTTGCATATTATTATCCGGAAACCAACTTACTTTAAATCTACCGTTAGCATTAGGAGTAAAAACAACTCTAGTATCTTTAATTCCATTTACCCATTGAAAGTTTCCAATATTTAAAGATGAAGTATGTTTGTTGCCTTCGTTGTAATCTATTTGCTCGTATATTTTTATTAAGTTAAATATACTGTTTTTAGTTTCATCTCTAAATGCGTGTTCTTCAGTTCTTGGAAACTGACGATAAAATTCATTTAAAGCATCTTGATCATCTTTTAATCCTTCAGCTTCGTTATCCCAATGATCTATTACACCTTGATCTATTTCTACTCCTTGTGGATCAAATGATTGTTGCTCAGGATCAGTGAATACAGGTCGTCCGAATTCATCAATGAATCCTTCGTAATTCCATTCCATAGGAATAAACAAAGAATATAATCCCGACTTAGTTTGTCCATTTCTATTGCGCTTGGTAACATCTGAATCATTATATAATTTTTTAAAATTATCACCACCTTTATCTAATGAATTACTAGTACTACCCATCATACATTTACCAACTATTCTACTACCTAAACGTAAACAAGTTTTTGTAACTCTCCAGTTATTTTTTATATTATCAGGCCTTTCCCACTTACCACTTTCATCGTGAACTAGTAAGTTTAACTTTTCACCATCATAACTATTATCACCTGTATTCTTCCAGTCTATAGTCGTATCAAGTCCTTCAACATCATCCATTTCTTCACGTTCACGTATTTTTCTACGCGTGAACTTTTTAGCTGGTACTCTATATGCTAGCTCTGACTTTGGTCTGTCCATACCATCTTGTATAGGTTTAAAAAAGAAAGGATAATTTAAACTTATTGGAACAACCTTATCAGTAAACATTTTCTTTGCATCAGCACCAGTCTTTGATAATATACCAAACCTACTATCACTAGCAAGTGTTGCTAGATTAACTGTTTCAGCTGAGCTCATAAAAGAAAAGCCTGATCGTCTGTTTTTTAAATAGCACATACCGTAACATCTACTATCAGCTTTACAAGCTTCCCAAAATATATAAAATAATCTGTTTGCTTCTCTAAAATCAGGGGCTCCAACATCAATCTTACTCCACTGCAAGTACATATAATGTGTACCGGTTATATACGTTGGTTTACCTTTGTTTGTAAACCAAAAACCCTCTTCTCTTCTTCTAAACTCTTCATCTATATAAGAGTAACTTTCTTCTTTAAAATCAATAGAATAATCTTGCCAATCAAATACTGTTTTAATTTTTTTAAATTCAGGTTTATCTGCAAAGCGTTTCCATTTTTGCTCTAGCTTTACTTTACTACAAGAATATACTTGCTTTGGTTGTTTAGGTAAAGCTATTTTTAAACCTTGTATCTCTATAACATCACCTATCATGCCGGTCTTAGATATTACAACAACATCATTTTCTTTGTTATAACCATACTTCCACTTTTTAGATTTATTTAATCTTTTTAAAGTGTTTATACGTATTGGCTCTATTATTTTATATAAACTCTGCTCGTACTTCATTTTGATCTACCTTCTGCAAAACCTTTAAATGTTGATTGTTTTTTCTCTTCAACTTTACCTTCAATTATATTTTCTTCTTCGTGTATACGATTAAGTATTTCAAAAGCATCGAATATAGCTAATTTCTTTGTAGCAGCTGCATTTTTTAATCTATCAGCCGATATATCATCATCTGAATCAACAATAGGTTCTTTAGCAACTTTAATAAGTTCTTCAACTGCTTTTCGCCCAGCTTGGATTATATTCTTCTTCGTTTCCTTGATATTCATATTTAATTGTAATAAATTTATTTAAAACTCTATATAATCTTTTATCTTCTATAATAAACTCGTATTCACTATTAGGTGTAAACCCAACTAGCGTGTTAGTTTTAAATTCACCATCAGTGTATTTTATTATACCAATTAAAGGTTGTTCATTATCACTGTATAGTTTATTGTTTGATTTTATAGGTTGAACAAAACTATAACCAGGCATAGCTTTATTGTTGTATAAATATATTTGATCTTCAGATATTATATACTTATCTTCTTTCCAGTATGATCTACTATTTTTTTCTCTACCTTTTACATCATGCCATCTTCTAAATACATTATGATGAACTATTACCTCATCACCTACACTAACAGGTGATTGAAATAATAGTGGAGTAGCGATTACTTTTGCTTTTCTATTAATATACTGATGATTAAATATTTCAGTATTTAATATTAGTTCTTTGTCATCGACTCGCTTAACATTATTGTAACGCTCGCCAATAGGAGAAACAATAAAATCTTTATAACCATTCATTAATATTCTAAGTTATATTCAACTGATATAGCCATATTTTTATTAAAATCTTTCCAAGGTATAACTATCTTTTCTTTTTTAATATAAACACAGTACTTATCTTCTTCCTCTATTATATCACAGATCTTATGACCACCATAAACTTCTTGGTTAACAGAGTAGTGCATCGAGTCGTTTTTATAATCCTTACCTATAGTAATTTTTCTTATAATATTATTTTTCATTTTTAGGCCAATTAATAGTTCCATCTGTCAAGTTAATATCATAACTACCGTATTCTTTCATCATCTTATCTTGTAGCAGAGAAACAGTATCATTACCTAAAGCAACTTCATGTAGTAGTTTATGTTTTTGAGTTTCTAATCTACCTATATTAAATTGAAGACTATTTATTTTATTTACCGCATTTAATAATTCATCTAAATGCTCTTTTGATATCTTGTCAACCTTTGGCTTAAGATCAACAATCTTTTCTTTTTTTGCCATAATTTAATTTAATTTAATTTATATTTATTTTAATTTTCAAAGTGCAGTGTTATTCTAAGAGGGTGTACATTAAATAGTGGTTCATTATTAGCTAAGTCACCAGCTGTACCTGCACCGTTTTGTATTCTCCAAGCAGCTATATCTGCCGGTATAGTGTACTCTGCGGTACCAGTTAAAACAGCTTGGTTTTTTGATGTACCACCGTCAAATCTAAAAGTTATATTATCAGCATCTACAGTATCTATTTCCCCAAGAATAATATCATCTGTTGCGTGTATTAAGTCCCCTTGTTGAAAACTTAGGTTTGCAGCATCACCATCAAGAGTCGTTATTGTTCCATTGTTAGTGGCTATAGTAACATCGTCATCTAAATTAACAGCACTTCTTAAAAGAAACCCGGCTACTGGAGCGAATGCAGCTATATAATATCTATCAAAACCAACGTTTGCACCAGTGTATGGTTCACTATCAAAAACTATACCTGTTTCTACAGGCGTAGTATTATAATATATATTAGACGCTACACCTATATTAAATGCATTTGCATTATTAACACGCGTTACTGCATCATCAGATGGATTAAGTTCAAGTTTAGCTGTGTCAACATAGCCTAACACTTGATGATAGCTGCTTTGACCGGTAGTTACAGCAGCATTGGGTGTACCCAGTGAAGTTGGTGCTCCAGTGCCATCATCTTTAGCAAACACGTATGATGGAAAAGTTACAATATCCGCCCTCCTATTTGCTTTTACAACTGTTGATACACCTATTAATTTTGCTCCGCCTCTTGGTATATCAAAAGCAGCCCAGTCAAAAACTAAATCATTTGCAGCAAATGCTGCGCTTTGTGCTGAAGCTTTTACTAAAGGTGTAACTACTTTGTTAAAAAATTTTGCCATTTTATTTATTATTTATTTGTTCATTTTTCTTTGACGATCCTCCAAAAAAGAAATCGACAACTGTATTAACTTTGGCGCTCATAGCACCGAATATTGTTGAGATAAAACTAATTTCAAACTCACCTAAGTTTATTTCTTTAACTACAAATACTTTAAACATCATAAAACTTAGTCCGAAGTACGCAGCAGTAAATAACGTTGCAAGTATTTTTTGAATAAACGCGTCGTCTTTGTACATATCTCTAGCGCTCTTTCTGTCTTCGACTTCTTTTGCGAAGGCTTCTTTCTCAGCTTCGAGTAATAAGCTCTTGAGTGCAAGCTTGGCTTCATCTCTTTCTTTGTCTGTTGTAATAACTTTATCAAGTATTCCTTCTGCATTATTAACTACTTTGCTGAATAAACTTCCAATTACATTTCCTATCATCTTTCATTATCTTTTATCATATCATCAATAGACTTATTCATTACCTTATCGGTGTATGATTTATTATTAAAAAAAACACTCTTTACTGAAGTAGGTATATCTTCTTCACCTAAAAGTATTCTATAGATTCTACTTATTAAATGTGAACACTTAAAAGAGGTTTTGAATACAGAGTATTTGATGGTTGTTCTGTTTCTGTGCCTCCAAGTTTCTATCCAACCATTCCTCTTTAATTTTTCCCAACGGTTTTTATCCCAACTCATTGTGTAGGTACCGTCGATAAATTCTTGACGCGTAAATCTTCCTTTACAATCTAAATAAATTAGCAGTTCAAGATCAGCATCAGTCAACCCGTAAGTTTTACAGGCCCATTTTCTAACGAGCCTGTAATACTTAAGGATTTGTAAATCACGTAAATCGTGACTAGTTAATCGCATCTACTATGAAGCTGTAACAGCAGAAGCAGTAGCGCACATTCCGTCAAAGAAATATTTATTAGCAGTTGAATTAAATACAAACTCTAAATAATCTCCCATTTCAAAATTAGCACCAGTAATTCTAACTTGTGCAGTTCCTGTTTCAGACGTTGGAGCAGCATCACCTTCTTGCACAACCCCTTCAAAAGCAGTTGGTCCACCAGAAGTAGCTTTAATATCATAGTTATTACTATCCATGTCTTGTTTAGCAATTAACTTAAAGTTAAAACCATCTACTGGAGCAAGTGGTAATCTAATTTCACATCCAGCACCGTTGTTTCTTAAGTAAACGTTGCTACCAGAATCAGCATTTGTTATTTCAAGAACGTTTGCTGTAGCAGCTTTATCAATAACGTTTTTAAACAAACCAGCTCCTGTGTCTACAGATATAGAGTCTACAGCTGTAATATTAGGATGTATGTACTTGCTTCTTTCATCATCAGCAATTACAGTCATTCCAGATCTTCCTTCAGCAGCAGCACTAGCTACTAATTCAATCATTTCTTCTTCTTTTCCAGCTGTGACAGTTAAGACAACAGCGTCAGTACTTGTTGCAGTAGCAGAAGCACCTTGGCCTAAAAATCTTAAAGTTACAGCTCCAGTTGCAGATGATATACTAGTTATATTATCTGCGTAGTTTGCATAAGACGTATTAGACGCGTTATGAAACACTAACATATTTTTTCCCATTTTTTATTTTTTTTTAAGGATTAATAATTAATTTTTGATTTATTGTTTATTGTTTATGGTTTATAGTTTACGTATAATCTACTTTAATAGTAATCACACGTTTTTACTAAATAGTAATTATTCTACTATAACTATATCTCTAGCTCGTATAACTCTATACATGGTATCATCATAAGCTATATCGTGACCAGCTAAAGCATCATAATATATTTTATCACCTTCTTTTACTATTTCAACCATATTACCTACAGATATAATATTTGCTTTTTTATATCTATTTGTTTCATCAGTCTTATCTGTTAAAATTAAACCTCCAACTTTCTTTGGACCTTCTTTTATTTTATCTACTATTACGTAATCGTTAATTGCTTGCATTTGGTACTCTTATATTTGATATTACACAGTCTGCTGACATAATAGTTAAAGCTACACTCACAGCATTTTTAAGCGCAGACTTAGTTACAAGTACTGGATCAATAATACCACTATCAATCATTTTAACAAAGTCACCAGTTACAACATTACAACCATAACCTTCTTTCATGTTCATATTTAGATTCATACCAGCGTTATCCATTATTACTTCAAATGGTGACGATAAAGCATTTAACAACACCTTACCAGCATCGCTAGTTGAAATTTTTTGAGCAGCATTCAATAATGCTACACCACCACCTGGCACTATACCTTCTTGCAGTGCAGCTCTTGTAGCATATATAGCATCTTCAACTCGATCTTTCTTTTCTTTTAACTCAACCTTAGAATTAGCACCTACGCGTATTATACCTACACTACCTGACAACATAGCTAGTCTATCTTCTAACTTTCTTTTCATAAACTTGTTTTGTTCTTCAGCTAGTTTTTTATTTAAAGTATCTATTCTGTTTTCAATACCTTCAGTCATGCCTTCTAATGTTAATACAGTGTTTTTATCATTAGTTACAGCAAACTCAGCTTCACCTAAGTGTTCAGGTTTCATAAGATCAAGATCATCACCTAGTTCTTCATTAAGTACTGTAGCACCTGTAAGTATAGCTAAATCTTCTGTAGAATCCTTTTTAGTAGGACCAAAGCCTGGTAAATCAATAATATTTACTTTAATATTACCTTTTACTTTATTCATAAGCAATGCTGCTTTAACTTGTTGAGCAGCTGGCGCTACAATTAATAATGATCTGTTGTTCTTAATAACATATTCTAGTATACTTTGTATTTTACGTACATTAGGTATTTCAGAGCTACATATTAAAACTAAAGGATTATCTAGTTCACATGTATGTTTATCTTTACTTGTTATGAAATGAGGTGATGTTATACCGCATTCTATTTGAACACCATCTACTATATCAACATATGTATCTTCTGATTCGCTTTCTTCCATTAAAACAACACCGTTTTTACCAACCTTATCATAAGCTTCTGCTATAATAGTACCAAGCTCTTTATCGTTGTTACAGGATATAGCACTAACAGATTTCAACATGTCACCTTCAACGTCTATAGCTATATCATTTAAATAGCTAATGACACTGTCTAGTGTTTCGTTTACTCCATCTTTAATTTCTCTGATTGTAAGACCATCTGCGACCGCAGTGTCTATTTGTTGAATTAACGCTTCAGCTAATACTGTAGCAGTTGTTGTACCATCACCAGCATCTTTAACTGTATTTCTGGCAGCTTCTTTTATTAGAGTTGCGCCCATGTTTTCAACCGAGTCTAACAAGACTACGCTTTCTGCAACGGTTACACCATCTTTTGTTATGACCGGTTTGCCACGTCCGTCTTCGTAGATAACACATTTACCTGACGCTCCTAATGTAGATTTAACGGCTTGGGCTAGTTTATTAACTCCTTTTATTACTCTTTCTTTGGCTTCACCTCCAAAATCAAGGTTCTTCACCAAATCACTTGGTAAGTTATATTCCATATTTAATTTAATTTAATTTAATTGCTTGTAGGTATTATCACCTATACTGTAGTATATTTAACCTCCTCTTCTTTTGTTTCTTGCTTTTCTTCTAGCTTCTTTTTTACTATATCTTTTTTGATACCTCATATCTTTAGACATTCTTGTGCTATGGTCTTCCTCTGGATTAGAGTCTAGCATTCCACCGCTAAGTGCAGGAATTAAAGAAGCTTTCATTGGAGAACGACGCATATCATGTAACATCTTTTGATGATCTTTATATGTAGCTTTTAGATCTTTTAATTTAGCTTTTTCACTTGCGTTTAAACTACCTTTATCTTGAAGTTTATCTATTTGTGATCTAGTTTCTCTAGATGCTAGTTCTAGTTTTCTCTTTAAACCCTTTGGATTTGGATGAGGCTTAGCTACAGTTCTATTATATTCAAGAACTTTCTTCATATGCTGCCTCTCTTGCCTCTTCGTCATTCTATCAGTATCGTCGTCAACTGGTTTTTTCTTCTTTTTCTTTTTATCCGTTATAATAGTAAACGGAGAAAAACCTTTCATTTTAAATCCCATAATTAATCGTATTTTAAACCAGGTCTTCTCTTTTTTAATTCATTTAAAGAAATTTCACCATCATTATACAACTTAATATCTTTATTAACAGCAGCGTTTAACGAGTCTGCTGAAAATTGCATTTTTTTAGTATAAGATTGTTGAACAGAATCCATAGCAGCTTCAGCTTCTTTTTTTCTTTTTTCACGTAGTCTTTTTAATTTTTCTTCTGCTGTTTCACCATCTTTTGTAAAAGGAGAAAAGCCTTTCATTTTAAACGCCATAATTTTATATTTATTTATTTATCGCCGAATGGATCTTTTTTCTTTTTATTGTAAAACTTATCCATTTGCTTTGTTAACTTGTTTAATTCCCTTGTTTCACTTGCTGTTATAGTTCCATCTTTCTTTTTCTTCTTCAACATTTTAACTTTAGCAGCAGGTGCTTTTGCTCCTTTTGTAGGTATTGCAGGTACAGTCTTTAGTTTCATTGCAGAAGAATCTTTTTTCATCATAGGTGAAGTTATTTGTCCCGCGAATCCATGATCTGGATTTGCTTGCATTTCCCCTTTTGTTCTCTTACTAGCTTTTCTTTTTTGAAGAGCTGTTGCTTCTTTTCTAATGCTTCTAGCTTTTCTTCTTTTTCTAGTTGCTGCTTTATCTTTACCTTTTTCAGCTTTTTTATCTGCTTTCCTACTTTTTTTATCAGCTCTTCTAAGTTCTTGCCTTGCAAATCTTTCTTCCTTTTTATCTAATCTAGCTTGCTGTTTGTCTATATCTTCTTGTCCAGCTGCTATATTTTCAACTTTACCTTTAGTTTGCGCTCTACCTGAAAGAGTTAGATTAACTGTAAATGGGCTAAAGCCCTTCATTTTAAATGCCATGTTTCTTGTTTTAAATTATTTAACTTTTTTCTCTGCTTTTACTGCTGACTTTTCCCAAGGCCATATATTACTACCTTCAGGAGCAACTACAACTTTACCGTTTAAAGTACCACTTATATTACCATTACCGTCTCTTTTAAACTTCTTACCTTCCCATGTAACACTTGAATCGGTGTAACCAGCTCTACCGGACTTCATGTCTTTTATGTGTTGTTTTTCGTGAGCTATTATTTTTTTATATTGTTTTGAACCAGGTTTAACACTGTTGTCAACAAATATAGATCCATCGTTATTAGCTTCCCCTAATATACCTTTACCTAGTTTTTTTCTAAATATGGGCGTATTATTAGAATTACGTATTTGTCTGCGCTCTTTACCTAGTTTATAAGCCATTTTTTATAATTATGTATTAATATCCCTCTCGCCTTTTCTTTTTATTTTTATTTCTTTTTTTAGAAGCTTCTCTATCTGCTTCTCTTTTTTTATAAAGTTCTGGATATTGAAACTTTAATCTAGCTTCTTCAGCTTCTTCTTTAGTCATATCAGGACCAGGTAATATATATCTACCAGTTTTTTCATCTATACCAATAGCACGTCTTTTATGTTTTTTATATTCTTCTATTTTTTCTTTATGAGGTCTACCAAATTCATCGTAATTATCGTATTCACTTATCCTGTTAGTTGTAGATTTTGGATCTAACATAGCAGATAATTTTTCTTGATATTGATGATATTCTCTTTTGTATTGTTCTGGACTTTGTATATTCCCTTTAGCTAATTGATTATGAAATTCGTGGTAAGCGTTTAATCTACTAACTCTTCTTCTACCTTCATGTGTTCCTGGATCTAGGCCTCTCATTAATTCTGGATTTATTCCTGCATCAAAACCTCCTGCTTGTTCTATAAGTCTACGCTCTCTAGCTGTTAAATCATCAACAGGTGTTTGCGATTTATGATACGCAGGAACTGATTTAGGATCATAATAGCTACCTCTTGAAGCTCTAGAACTAATACTGCGTTCACCTGGATTAACAGAGCCACGCATTGACTCCATATATCTACGATGTTCATTGTTACTTACTCTGCCGTCATTGTCGTAATCAGCTACAGACGAGTCATAAGCTTCATCTTCTTCGGTTTCTCTCATAGGAGAAGAGGATTTTGCCGTAAATGGACTAAATCCCTTCATTCTAAATCCTCTATTTCCTTTTTTTCTCATTATTTAAAAGTTTTTACTACTTTTGGGCCCTTAATGTACTCTAATTTTTTCTCAAAGTGCTCAACACTTCCGTTTATTGCAGCTTCGGCACCTTCGAGCGTCTCTCTTCGAGTAATATCGACCCATGTTTCTTCATTATCAGGTTTATTTACCTCTGTTTGGTAAAACCCGTTGGGTAATTGTGTAATTCTCCAGTTCTTTTTATCGGCTAAATGTCTCCATTCGTCCATTTGTTTGTCTGAAATTTTAGGTTCAGTAGTATATGTACTACTTTTATAGTATATGTATGTCATATCGGTTTATTTTTATTGGTTATTAATTAGTTTTGGTTAATATGCACCATTATCTTTAGGTCGATGCATTTTTAGTCTTTTCTTTTCAGCTTCTTTATCTTGCTTTTCTAGTTTTTCTTCCTCTATTATTTTTTTGTAAAGCTCTTCTTTCTCTTCTTCTGTTAAAGCTTCGTAGTCCTCTACTTTTAAAGGACTACGTTTTGCTCTAAAACCTCTCATCTTAAACGCCATTGCTATTAAGAGTTAGCTCTGTTAAATATAAAGTACTCAAGAACAGCACCTGATTCAGCATCAGTTGTTAAATCCATTGTGTAATCAAATGGAAAGAACGCAAATTCTCCTTTTCTTAATGTAAACAATCTTTGTACGTTTCCATTAGATGCTAAATCTGCTGCTGCGTCATCGTCTGGTTCAACACCAATAAACACATCTAAATCAGTTGCCGATCCATTTCTACAGTAAACAAAACATCCGTTTATACCTGCTTGGTTTGATCCTATATCTTCTGTACTACCGTCAATAATTGTAAAATGATCTGTTGCACTAGCAAATGTATGTGTTTTTGCTGCTATTAGTTCATCTACTGTTAATCTACCACTATCATCTGGTGTAGCAGATAATGATAGCGCTATGCTTAATGGCCCTGGATCTGTTGTAGCAGTAGATGCATTAGCCGTAAGCGAGAACGTTGGTTTAATATATTTACTCATTTTTTATAATTTAAAGCTTTAATAATTGTACGACACTTTGCCGTTTTCCTATATTGTAGATAATCACATAGTACTAGTCATATTTACTCCCGTATTGTAAATATAGAAGTAAAGTGCTACGCTATACTATATATACACACCTACTACTACAAAACTCATTTTTTTAATACCACCGCACTCATTTTTATATATTTTCATTTCTAATTTTTTCACATTTACATACTAAATACTACTATATTACGATAATATATATGTAACAAAAATACAAAAATACTTAAATATAAATAATAAAATAAAAATAAAATAATTACAATGTAAATACTAATATACAACGATAATATAAGTATAATAATCAACATCATAAGTCGAGCTCCACTTATTAGAGTAGTGAATCGAGGGCGCAGAGTAGAGATTATATGTGACAGTAGCCAGTTACTCTATATAACTTAACTACCTAATGTCACACTAAACAAAACAAATGTATAATCGTGTGCAGTGAAGTGCGGCGCAATAGCACTCAACAATAAAATAATAACTAAACAATGTATATACTTTTACAATGTAAATACGAGACAGTAAAGATAATATAAATAACTAATAAATAAAATATAATAATTATGATAAATTCTAAAAGATTTGTAGTGAGACAATCACTAGTCGGTAAAGACGAAACTATAAACGTAACTTTCAAAAATGGTAAAACAATTACTTACAATCACGACAAAGTGTTTGCAATAATGAAAGATAAATTAGAAGCAATGAACTGCTGGACAAAGTACAAGTCGTACACTGCAACTAACAATATACCAACTGTACTACGCGACAAAGATATAGCGTAATGAGTAGAAAGTTTAGTCACGAGGTGGTGCTGAAGTGGGTAGTAAGTACCATCTACATTGTAAGCGGAATAATAATGTTAGCAATGTTTATAAACAATGTCAAAGCAAATGTCGAAGTAAATAGCGAAACAAGTGCTACATACATCGACTGTATGAACTGTGACGAGGTAGATTAAGTTATATAACCACTAATGAAGTGCTGAGTAATCAGTGGTAACTTGAGACGTAGTTGACTACATTTAGCGTCTTATAAATAATGCGAATGAGTAGGTAATAAATGGTATCATCAATCGAGATGAGTGAGTTCGATTCTCACCATTACCACAATATAAATACGAACTGAGTAAGATAATAATAATATGGAATTTATAATACTAATAACAATAGCAACAATAGTAAGAATTGCCGAGTACGGCGCTAAAATATAATAATATGGTAGATTTAACAACATTAAGCTTAGAACAACTACAACTAGTAGCTCATAACCAGCGAATATACAGCGGTAGAGTAAAGCAAGAAGTAATAGAAGAAATAAATAAACGTGAAGATAAAGAATAAAAGAGTGGTAAATATAGAAATAATAATGAATAATACTTACGGAGTATTAACAAACAGGTGTTCAGTAGAAGATATTCTTGAACAATATACAGGTGAAGATGCAATGTTTTATGGTAATCCATACAATATAGAGTGTGCTGATATTGATGAAGTAATAAACTTCTACGAAAACACCGAAGAGTATGAAAGGTGTAGTGAGTTGATTAAAGTTAAAAACTCGCTACAATTAGAAAACCTAATAGAATCTAACTTATGATAAAGAAATTATTAATAACAAGTGTTGCGCTAAGTGGATTAGTGGATGCTCAATGTAACAAGAAGTGTAGTTATGATAGACTTCCTAATGGAACTATAACTCACGTAGAAGGGTGTAATGAAAATATAACAGAAATGTTTGAATCAAGTGCAACTAATTATGAAGATATTTTTAATAAAACTAAAACTAAAAAATGTAAAATTAAAAAGTGTTTAATATTAATAGCAAACGGTGATACTATATGTTGGAATCACCCGCGTACTGATGAACTGTTCGACTCTATTTATAGTAGACCTAGTGGACCAATAACTCCACTAACTAAATCAGAGTGGATGGACACTAAAGTTTTACGAATGGTCGAGTAGCTTAACTGGATAAAGCAACAGCCTTCTAAGCTGTAGAGTGTGAGTTCGACTCTCACCTCGATCACTAAATACAATATAAATACGACAAGTAACAGATAATATAATTATGAAAATACGCAGAAAAGATATAAAAACTAGAAATCCTTATTGGAAGCTTGCATCTTTCAAGCGTGTTCATAAGAGTAAAAAGACTTATACTCGTAAAAATAAGCATAAAAATAGAGAATAATATGAATAAAGTTAAAACAATGCAAGAAGCATACCGAGTATTTGAATTACTTGGTATCAAAGAAGTCACTAAACCGTGGCAAAAAAGGCAAGGTACTGAGGTGTGGGAATTACCATTTAAAACTATGTACTACAATGGTCATGCAGAACCTAACAGGTTTTCTGTTTACAAGAGTGGTTATGTACGCAAAATGGTAGTTCACCCAACCAGTAACGCAAGTTATAGTTGTTATCAACTAAATAAAACTCGCAAATCTGATGAGTATTTCAAAGATTATGACTGTAATGGTAGCTGGACAGGTAAATATCGTAAAAGCAACAGAACAGAGCGAATCATGATAGATACTCACAGAGATAGAATAGTATACCTTTGCAACTATATACTAAAAAACTATTACAATAAAAATGAGTATGCTTTAGTTGGCGAATATACTATGAAAAGAGTAGCAGAAGTACATGGTGAGTGGTGGAGAGCAAATAGAAACGACTACCAATCACCATTTGTAGATGAAGACGATAAGTTCTTCAGTAGTACAGATGACGTACAAGTAATAATTAACGGACACCGTTATAATTTAAGTTAAATATGAAAAGAGAATTAACAAAACCAGGTGGATTATTTTTAGTAACTAATCCCAATGGCACACCTAATGGACAAAAATAAATAGATATGATAGAAAAATTAAAAGATTTAGAACAAGAAACAATGGACGAGCTTACTCCAGAGGAGTATATGGCGATAACATCTAATGTGCTAGACGACTACGATCGACCAGTATATCAAGCAGGATATCTAGATGGCTTACAAACAGCGATAAGATTACTTAGTGAAAACGACTCAAATATGAGTTACACGGTAGAAATAGATGAAATGTTTGGTGAAGACTATGCTAGAGCTGATGAAGATGATAATACAAATTAAATACGATAGCTCATCGATAATATATATATGAAATGTAAATGTAAAAATAATATACCAGAAGGACGTTTGCGACTCGGTTTCAGAGTGTGCGTTGAGTGTTCAACTGTCGAAAGATACGGTTGTGCTCCAGTCATAAACCATAAGACAGGCAACACTATTCAAATTATGTCGCAAGAAGATGCTAAACGTATAGCTAAACTGACTCGTAGACGTGGATATGGTACAATGCTTAAATAATATGAAGAGATTTAAAATACTTAAAAATGGAAACTTAGTAATGACTAAGTCAAATGTAGAAATAACTTACAAACCACACAAGATCGGTGAATTACCAAAAGATTTTGGATGTTTAGAGTACAAACGTAACGGTAAATGGAGAACGGGTATAAACAACTGGTTTAAGTATAAAGGTTTAACTTATGTAGAGGTTATAAAATGAAGAATAAACTATTAATAGCAGGATTTGTGATAAGTGGACTAATGGGTGCTCAATGTAGTATAAATTGTGACTACGATAAAAGTAAATATAAAAACAAAATGCACGAGTATGAAGCTGTTCACCCAAGATATGTAGGTATATTTAACAGAGTAAAAACAGACAAGTGTTGTATGACTCACTGTATACTAATTATAAGAGAATTTGAAAAAGATACTGTATGCTTAAAACATACAAATTACAAACTGAATACGATTACTAATAGATAATATAATAAAATATAATAATGATGAATAAAGAAGAATTAACCAGACAAGTAGAGTTACTAAAAACCTCTCTTGAAGCTCATGAAGAGCAAGTAAAAGGTTTAAATCACGATTTAGCAACAGCTAAACAAAAGCTAGAAGATTGTGATAAGCCAAAGTTAACTAATAAACAGTTTGCTAAGCTACATACAGTTATAGAAACTAGCGTGGAAAACTTCGATTTTAACCAAGCTGACAACTATAATGTTGAAATGGGTATGGAATATGATAATAAAGTGGTCTTAGAACACATAGAATTTGAATGCCATGCTGATTTATACGAGCAAATCATAAGAGATGTTGAAAGTTTATTTGGCGTAACTGATGAAAGTGACGACGACAACGAGTCGCCAAGCGAATAGTTAGTTATAAACACGAGAGCAATCCATTATATGGGGTAAGTCTCTCAAATTGCAGGCGAAGGGAGTGTAACCGAAACTCGGCTCACCGAAACTCGGTATCTAACCTTCTTGCTGCGTGAGCGTAGGTTGAAATCACCTGGTCCCCGTAATTGTTGGGAAAAATAATGCGCTCAAAACCGTGAACTAGGTGGTTCAATGTAGGATAAAGCGATTTAGAAGATAACAGAAGGTCCACATATTAAGGAGCTGGAATACTTTTAATGGTACCACACCTACGGTTCACAACAGCTTGAACTGGACGACGTCCGCAAAGAGGAGATGACGTGAGTAATCACAAGTATTATCCGATGGGTCGTTGCCTGACGAGGTGGGAGGTTCGATTCCTCCCCAAGCTGCAATCACGAATTAAATACGAATAAAGTAAGATAATATAAATATGAAGACAATACATGATAAACTCAAACCAGATATTCTGGCGAGTATAAAAGCGGATAAGAAAACATATCCTTACACAACTAGAGCTCTTATCAAAGAGCTTAAAGGTTGTCTTGACTGGTCACAACTATCAATAGCTGCCGTTAGGTCGATAATAATACATTCACATGTAAAGCTTCTTGACACGGTTGATGTTCAAGACTTGTGGTGGGGTGATAAATTTTTAATAGATAAATAATATGCAAGTAGAAATAGTTATAATAATATATTTAGTTTTATTTACTTTAGCTATAATACAAGTAAAACAATAATAATATGGCAACAAGAGCAATGATAAGTATAGCTAAACGTGAAGAAGGAGTATCGTTTAGCGAAATACCAGACAAGACAATTGTGGACATTTACCATCACTGGGATGGTTACCCTGAAGGATTAGGTGTGACATTAGCATCTTATCTCAATGGTTATCATATAGTTAATGGTATGGGTAGAGAAAATGATAGACTATTTAATGGCATCGGTTGTATGGCCGCCTCAATAGTAGCTGAACTAAAAGATGGTGCAGGTGACGTATATATAGAACCTAGAGAATCTCATAGTTGGATAGATTACCATTATTATATATGGGGTGATTACTATAAATCTATATGGATTAGTATATTTGATGGTGATGAGTGTATATTTGTAGGTAAACCTCAAGCACTATTAGATAAATACACAGACTAAATACGACAACCTATGGATAATATAAAAGATGAAAATTTAAAACGATTAGGCAAGTACATAGCACAAGAGTTTATTAACTTAGCTCGTGAAACAAATAAAACAGACTGGGTAGAAACTAATGTACGTGACTACAGTATCGGCGAGTTAGCACGCTGTGTCACATTACAAAACCTATACTT